TGTCTTTTTTGACCAAATTTGGAAAAACAATCTATGGATTTTTGTATGGAATTTTCATTCAATATTCTATTTAGTGAACCCATTCCTATATTAAAAATATCACAAATTTCTTTTTTTGTTTTATTTTCTATCACATATAGATTATGTAGATTAACAATATCAACAAATGCTTTATTTGGGCCTTGTTTACCAGTATTTGCTATAGATAATTTTAATTTAGCTATATCAGTCATTGGAGTTCCTTTTCTGCCTTTTGTAGTGTTGCTAATTTTTTGTTTAGTAATATCAGAAACTATACAACCCCTTCTACTGGGTGGTGTCGCTTTACTAAACACATTAACTAATTTTATACCAATTGATTTGGAGTAATCTATAAACAAAGTTTCAAGTTGATATGCTAGAGTTTCTTCCAAATCACTAGTTATTAACTTAACTTCAGGTTCAAGATTTAATGAACGAATTAACCCAATAATTCGGACCTTTTCAATATTAGTTTTTTCATTTTTTAGATGAGACCATGCTCTATTTCCACAACCTTTACCTATATAAAATGGCAATCTGTTGATTGGGTCTATTAGTGCATAAACATAATATTTATTTTCTTTTACCAATTCCATTAATATAATTCTCAAAAATTTTAATTGCTACATCCTCTATCTGTTTATTAGAAAATTTTCTAATATTAGTATAAAGTTTTTCTACATCTTCTTCCATCCAAGTACCTTTTGATTGGTCATACCAAAATTCCTTGCCTTCCATTATTCCTTGTACAAATGCACCAGGAGCAGAAGGATCAGCTACAATATCTGCCGCTGTAGCAAGATAAAAATCTGATTGTACAACATTAACACCGTTAACATTCTTTAGAGACCCCATGCCTCGTGACGATACTCCTAATTGAGCACCACCTTCGATAAGATTCCTTGCGATATTACCCATAGGTGTATCCAGTATCTTAGCCTTACCGATCCATTGATTACCTTCTTCACGAAGACCTACAATTAAATGTGAAACACGATCAAGATTAATGCTTGGTGTATCTGGATGTCCTAACTCACCAAAAGCACGTTTCTTATCTATATATGCTTCTGTATAACGAGCAACTTCTTTACTCATTGTATGTTGTTCATACAAACGACCATTGCGGTTCTTTACACCAGCAACTAGGAATGGTCCTTCAATGAATAGAGACTTTTTACCATCAACATCTTCTGTTAGATAGTTTACTGTTTCGTTTATTTCTTTTATTAGCTTCATACTATTCCTGTGTTATAGTGTCCAGACGGTCTATTATGGCGTGATTGCATAAATCCCGTATGAAAATGCTGCGGGATCATTAAATTGTCCGCGTTGATACATAGCATTATCTTTTCTGAAGCTACAGATTATTGTATAACTGCAATTTGCGGCAGCGCCGGTAGTAGCAATACCAAGATTTCCATTTGGGTTTGTTGCGTTATTTGGTATAGATACCATATTCTCGCCACCATATGTTCCTGCATAATTCAGGTGGAATATTGTTGCTGAGTTTGCATATTGCTGTGCAGTATTCGCACCACCACCAGTCCAGAACAATTCTACTGCTCCAGCACCTTGTGGCATATTTACAAAATACTCTACGTTTGTTAGCTGCAAATTATAATATGGTAAAGCTGTATTACTCTTACTTAGTCCAGAATACAAAGGTACACTGTTAGCATCTAACGCTCCATACATAGTATTTGCTGATATTCTAGAAGTGTTTAACTCTTGTGTCGCAGAATCAAATGATCCAGTTAATTTAATAATGACATCTGTTGTAGAATCTCTTAATGTCTGTGTCGTGAATTTGTTCATTTTCTATCCTATTATTCGTCTATATCCAGAGACTCTTCAACAGGTCCCTTCGACCATTGAGAACTTGTGTACGGTACTGTTACGTATTGTTTAATCTTATCAGCGAAATATAGAGCAACTCTTTGGTTATTAGGAAACTGTCTAATAGACTTTCGTTTCATAACAATGATCGCTGGTGGATCCATAGAATCATTCTTAGCAGCTTCACATATATCGGGTTTCACTATCTTAGGTTTCTTCTTTGGCACTTCAGACAAATTACTGAAATGTGCCCCTATTTCATCTAACTGGTTAAATTCCTTGAATGATTTCATTTCTTCTTCGAGTACCAAGATGGTTGTTTGTTCTGGTCTACTGGTCTATATACTCGCCCAGAACCTCTACAGTTTTCACAAGACGAACCACTACCACGTCCCTCTCCAGTACCATCACACGCACGACAATCTACCTTGCCCTCATCAGATTCGCTCAATCCAACTTCAAATTTAGCATTCTGCACAGCATCAGCCTTTGTGTCGTGGTATGATATTGATTTATCACCTACATGTTTACCATCTTTATAATGGTGTACTTGGTATTCGTTATATTCTTTACTATGGCGAACTACGGCAGTGTGTCCATGATCACCATCGAATGATGCAATTTTACGAGTTCCTGTAATAGAACTAGCTTTTGCTTCATCTAATTGCGAAAACTCTTTAAATGATTTCATATTAGAAATTCCATGGTTTTGCGCCATGATCTTTAGCGACTTGTTTTGCATGAGATTTACTATTCACAGGAACCACTAAACCACCAGTTGGTTGCATAGAATCTGTTACTCTAACAGTATATCCTTTAGCCTTACTGCCTGTATAATGGGCAAATTTTTCTGTGCTATTCTCATCTAATTCTTCAACAGATTCTTCTTGCTTGCCCATGTAACCAGAAGCAATTTCTTGCTTTTTAGATTCTATGTGAGCAGCGACTTTATCATGTATAGCACTGTATAATTCTTTTCTAAAATCTGTACCATTATCTTGGTATGCGTAATCGATTAAATTTTTCATTTATTTCTCCGTTATTAATCTATTTATAAAACGTTACAATACACGTTTAATGGTATCAAATGCACTATACTCTTCTGGTATAGGCTGATCAACTGGTGGATCTAATTGATTCATCATTTGCTGTTGTGTTACAGCATTTGTCACTTCAACAGGAACATCAAAACCTTCTTTCTTTTCCTTTGCGATTTCTGCTGTCATATCTTCGATCTGAACATCTGTTAATCTTAATACTTTACGTTGAATCCAAGATTTAGAATAGTATGTTCCAGTATAAGGATCGACTTGACTCAATAACGACAATCTTTCTTTCATCAATTCAGCATCTTTCATTTCAGCAAAGTTATTATCTCTGATGAAATCGTAGTATATATGTTCTTTAAAGTCTTCCCACTCTTCGGCTGTGCATATGCCTTTCAACACACACTGTGCGCGTAATGCTTGGTTAAACATGTCAGAGAATTTGTTTCTAAGTCTATCAATAAACTTAGCGAATTTCAGCTCATCTCTTGTCACTTCTGATACACGACCCAGTGCAAAACCTTGGTTTGGTTCTAAACGTGAAACAGGAACACTTAATGCTTTGTATAGTTTTCTCTCGAAGTATTTAACATCTTCAAGTTCACCCAAGTTTTGTCCACCTGGTAGTGTAGTAATCTCGGTACCTTTACCACCTTCTCTACGTGGTAACCAGAAATCTTCCATCATTGACATGAATTTACGATCATCTCGTACTTCACCTGTCGCGGCATCATACACAAGCTTATTCTTGTACTTTGCCATGATGTCACGTAGGTACTGTTCAGCTTTTAGCTTAGGTAGATTACCCACATCGATATAGAAAATTCTACGTTCTGGTGCTCTAGAAATACGATAGATTACCGTAGCATCTTCAATCATTCTCAATTGGTTTAGAGGTTTAATTGCTTTGTGTAGATACGACAACACAACTGAACGTCTAGAATCCATTAGTCCAGACACAACTGAAATAATAGAGTCTGTTGTAATTCTAACACCGGCAGGACCGAAGCTTGATGAACCGCCACCAGCAACTTTATCATTGAATATGTAATACTCATTGATAACATTCATTACATCAACTCCAGTACGATCATCCTTCTTCTTTTTAATTTCTCGTACTTTCCTTAGTTTTCTTGGGTCGATATAACGTAATGCTTTAATACCTTCTGTTGGATTTTCTTTGTCTATAATGATGTGATAGTACATTTTCCCATCAACATAGTATCTACGAAAGATATCCTGTGCCATATTTTTGTAGTTCAGTAGTTTTAATACTGTAGCAAATTCTTCCCGAATTGCTTTCTTAATCTTATCTGGCTGTTTTAAATCGTCCAGTACGATATCTGTAATTCTTCCATCGTCATCTATACTAATTGCTTCATTGACGATATCATCTAGTGCTGATTCAATTTCAGGTTGCATAGCCATTTCACGATAACGAGAAATAAGCTCTACCTCATTTTTGGCAGTACCATCCATATCAACATACACACCCATGTGTGCGTTTGATGTGATCGTAATGGCCCCATCTTCGTTGGTTGGCGGGCTAAAGCTTGGCTGTGTCTTTTGGTCTTCCTCATGCTTTTCACGAGAAAACGTGAACCCAAATAAACTAAATTTTGTCGCACCTTGTGTTGACATTATATATTTCCTTTCATTTTACAGTTATCGAAATGCCATCTTTTAGCATTGCCTCTATTGGTACTAATGTTACAGTATGGACATTCTATTAATATCTTCGCAGCATCACTTATATTTAGTAATGATTTTTCTGTGTGATAATTTGTAATGCCATTGTTCCAAGAAGACGTTCCCTTTCTGTTTTGTCCCATCAATATCTTTGATTCGTCAGAATGTGTTTTCCCAAGATTTTTACCCATAGAAGATGATCTGATCTTTTCTATACTTTCTCTAGTGTGGGTCGGATAATATCCAAATGTACCCTCTCCACCCAACGTCATATTATATCCATTAGAATTTTTGGACTTGATATATGAATTATTCTCAACAATAAAGTAATTTTCCATTACATTTTTACAATAGTTTAGTTCTAGTGATTGATATAAAATAGACCAATAAAAGTTGCTCCACCCATATTTTCTTATAGACCTATGAAAATATGTTTTATATCCTGGTTGACCAACACAATTGGCTTCTATCTTATGCCTACCTTTTCTTCTTTCAAAATCCTTAGCAAAACCAATATAGCATTTACCGGTGACTTTGTTTGTTGCTTTGTATATAGTATATATAATCATGCTGTATCTCCTATAAGATATAGAGTTAGTGGATGCTGATACATCTCGACTAACACTTTCAAATAAAGGAGAGAACCGAAGTCCTCTCCTATGATGTTTATGATGTTGTTGCTGCATCCCAGTATTGGTATGCAAAAGTAACGCCATATTCTTCTATCTTATCGTTGTCGCCCCAATCTAGATCAATAGGTGCGATATCAACAGGAAACATACCAATAAAGTTGTATGTTTTTAGTATATCACCTTGTTTGCCATACTGAGTAACCATTGCATCAACAGTATATGCAGATGCGCTGCTACTACCACCGGCAGCTCTAATATTGCTCACATGGGTATTAATACCATTTGACCAAGATTCTAGTGCATTTCTTATAGTGAAATCTTCATCATTAACGATCTGTAATGACCAGTCAGCGAAAGTTCTGTTACCAGCAAATTTCATTTCACGACCAAAATAATACATTGGAATTGAACCCAAAGATGATCCTGGTAGTTGAGCACCTTTTGCCATGAATGTAGTTTTCTGTCCTGCAACAGAACCATTAGCGACAAAAGTTGGGAATGTTAGTGTTACCGAAAATAGATTGGGACGAGCACCGTCACCAATCAGATTCGAACGAAATTCATTTACATTAAAAGACATTTGTATTTCTCCTTATTAGACTGAACCGACAACTTCAGAGAAATTGACCGCTGTTCCAACCGCTATAAAGTTCAACTTAATGAAGTTAATAGATCGAGCTGGTTTAATGTATATATCACCAACAAATTGATTATTGTCTATAACATAACCGGTATTATTTGTAGTATCACAAACAACTTTGAAGTCTGTAATACCGCGTCTACCCTGAACATCTCTTAAGAAAGGTGCTACTAAAGAAATGAACTGTGCACGAGTAAAGTCATCATTGAATTCAAACAATGAATATTTAGCTGCTAATGCGATAGCTTTCTCTAATACGATGAACAAACGTCTAACATTAATTCTATCAAATGCTGATGGTTTAGCTTGAAGAGTTTTGTCGCCGTATAAAATGATACCATTACCTGGGAATGACACGACTGGATTCACACCTTGTGGGTATAAAATGTCACGATTCATTTGATTAGGGTTCCATGCTAACTTAACAGCATTCTTGATATTACCGCGATTATAACCAGCTGGTGACCACCAAGGATCTCTAATAGCATCTGTGAAAGCACATAAACCAGCAACATCACCATTTAATGGGATCCAGCGATACACATTGTTGTACTTGTCGTACATGTATTTCCAGCCAGAATCCACAACAACGTATGAAGATGAGCGTTGTAAACCAGTTCCATTGTCATTTAACCATGTCATGATATTAGTAGATTCAAGACCATGTTGATTAACAACAGCAGAGATTGGTGGTGAGAAGAACGCTACTGCATCACCAGAACGACCAGCAACACTTCCAGCAGGAGTTACGATGTTATCAGCAATATGCTGCAATACAGTAACATCAGCATTACCCGTGATTACTAATGAGATATCGATCAGATCTTTATTTTCGAACAAATCATATGCATTTATTAGATCGCCATCAGAAACATCGGCATCAGTACCACCAGCAAGTTGGATTTTTACATGACCACTTGTTGAATACGCTCTAGCAAAAGTAGTATTTGCTGCTACAGATCCCCATGTTGCTGTAGTATTTGCGTAATCAACTGAATCTATTGCATAAATGTATTGTGATTGTGATTCTAGTACATTTCTATAATATGTAGAAACTCCGTTACCATCAATAGCATCCGATGATTTAGATACGTAAGGATATGCTTCTAATAATGCACCTTTAGTGCCAGTGATAAGGCCAAGAGTATCTGTTACGATAATGTGTATTTCGTCATTAGCACCATTAACATTAGTAGCGTATGAAGATGTTGTTGTTGGTCCACTGAAATTACCAGCAAATTCCCAAGCTTTGAATAGAGTAGTATTAGCAGAATCCCAAACATCAATAGAGATAGAATTACCTAATGCTCCAGCATAACGTGCAGCGAATGCTCCTAATGAGTTTGTAGCACCACCATGAAAATATTCATAGTCGTATATTGATTTGTTTGCTATTTGTACATTAGTTGTTGATGTGTTAGCATCAGCATTTAAACTATTAGCACTTAAAGCTCTAACAACTCTTAAGTCATTACCATAAGCTAGAAAGCTAGATGCGGTCATGAATGAAATTGCTGTGTTATTGTTAGGTGCGCCAAATGTTACTGATAATTGGTTTTCATCAGATACTGGTATTGCTTGTAACGCTGGTCCCCAAACAAAATTTCCGGCGAATGCGCCAGTAGATGAAGACACCGCAGGTACGACTGTTGTTAAGTCATACTCTGTTACACTTACACCTGGAGATAACTGAATTGCCATTTTTTTCCCCTTAATTAAAATTACTATATTGATACATGGAATATCATAATCTTATTTATATAAAACTTGATCTATAAGTACCAATCAATTTCTCATCAACTCACGAAAAAATCCAGCATATACTTCACCACTATCAGCTTTCTCCCATACATCACCATCTATCACATCAAACTCATTAGCGAATCCATCTTCAATGATGGGAGCTGGTAGGGATTCATCATCAACCTGGTTGAGACTCTCAAGCTGAATTTGTTTTCTTATGTCATGTGCAACTATATCACGAAAGTATTTCTGTGTGGTAACCCATGCAAATATTACAAGAGTCATTGCTAAATCATCATGTGCATCAGATTCGGCGGCAAATGAAGTTTTGTTAGCAACGAATGTTGTCAGTTCCGATACTGTTTCGAAGTCACAAATTTGTAGTTTGTTTCCCTCGATCAGAGTCTTTAAATTTGAACAACCTATTCTCTTCACGGCTGGTGACATTTTAAGTCCCATCTGCACACCCCTACCGAAACCACCACACAACTGCTGAGGTTTCTTGTTTCCGGTCATTATTTTGAACAGGTTTTCGTACTCAAGATCCTGGTGGATAATATCGGCAACTTGTGGGTTGTTATTTATTTCAACCAAGATGTATGCATCATTATACAAACGTGCTGCATTGTAAATGATAGTTGGGAACAATATCGGTGATATATTTGAGTTGCAATATGTTGCTACTTGTTTGTATGGTGTCGATGATATGTCAAATACAGAAAACGATGATGCGTCCATGTTCCGACCTTCCGATACATCTACAGAGATACAATACAGATGGTCTTTTATTCCATCATCATCGCCTTTGATTGGATACTCATAAATCTTTGTGTCATCGTGTTGTGTGATTGGGTCTATGAACACCAATTGTTGTAATTTAGTGCTTGATATCAGTGTATTAGTACTGCCGAGGAAATTACAATTAAACTCTTGATCAAAGTTATGATCACCGATGTTCTTTCGTGTTTCATCTTCCCACGCCTCATCACGGCCAGGCACTTGTGACCAATGCACCTCATACGTCACATAGTTGTTTCTTTTATTAATAGCATCTGTCCAAATCTTGTAGAACAGATTCATACCATTTGGTGTAGATACTATTATGATTTTAGTTTTAGTACCGGCAGTAATAACAGGATATACAGACTGCATAAACTCGTTAGCGATACTAGATGGTACGAATGCGAACTCATCAAGAAAAACAGTGTTGTATGAACCAGATCGAGATGCTGATGATGACGTTGATGAAGCTACAATCTTTGATCCATTCTCTAATTCAATAAAACTTTTGTTCCATGTTATAATGCCTTGTTGTAACCAGATAGGAAGATTTTCATATGCTAACTGTAGCTTTCCTAAAATGTCTCGTGCAGTCTGACCTTTGTTAGCTAGAATTGCTGTATTATGCGCGTCATGGAATAGTACTTCCCATAGCAGATATGCTACAGAAGTTGTTGTATTATGTGATAGTATGTCGTTAGTATAATATCTATGATGGTCTGAGGCTACTGTTATATCATACATATTATCATCATAACCAAGATTTTGTATGTTCATAATGAGATCAACGCCATACCTAGTGATGATCTTAGACTTATTGGGTATTAAATCTTTGCAGAATATTTCTGAATAATCCTCTAAAAATACTATATGGTTATCCGCACACAGAAATTCTAGACCAGATTCTGTGACTAATTTGAAAACTGTGTATGGAATAGTTTTATGTATTTGAGTTGCGTCACACCACCCGGAATCTGTATCTATTTCCCATTCAGTTATATCATAAGACTCTTCAAATTTTCTTGTTACTGTGTCAGAAATTATCTTCATAATTTAACTTAAAACTCTCCTTAAATATTATTGTGGTTTTTACTTTGTCGCCCATCAGTTCATTGATCTTATTTATCAACACATCAAGATCCACATTTTTAAGAGTTTCTGTCCAACCAAAATTGCCAACCATCTCCATTTTTGAAATTATATTGTCTTTAAAAAATACTTGCTTTAATAATTGCTCTGTTTGGAAGCAATGGCTTATATGCGAAACTATCTCTATAATAGTTGTGTAATCACCATTCCTAGAGTTTCGTTCTTTTACAGATTTTGATGTTATTCCGATCTTGTAAAAACCATTAGGTAACTCCAATAGATAAAAAATACCATTTCCTATAGATTTGTTGGTCCATAAATTTACATATGATAACGAATTTGATTTCTTCTTGTTTATAGCATCAATCTCAGCTTGCGGCCTATCGTTAACAGATTCCTGCCACTTTTCCTGACGATTTTTCCACACAACAAACCCATTCACATCACCATGTTTTTCTATGCATTTTTTTAATGAGAATGTTGACTGCCTATCTGATAATAGCTCTTTAGCCATTCCAACGTCACCGTCAGTTTTCTTTAGCCAGTATCCTATACACGTACTGTCATTACCATTATCTTTTCTAGTTTTTGCTGCTATATAACTGAGGTCGGAATAATCTTTATTGTGTGGATTAATAAACTTTATAGAAAATGGTGATAATTTACCTCCATGCTGATACGCGGGATTTTTATCGCCTAATACATTATCTCGAATTTTTTGGCACTTTATGGAGCTTATTTTGTATTTGTGTTTATAATCATCTATGTCCATATTATGAACATGCATAATGTGAGGCCCTAGGTCTCCGCATTTAGCGCCACATTCACCACAGATCAAATAATCATAACCATCAATTAACGAAACATCATCATATTTAGTTTGTCTTTTATTATATTCATGGACAGCGATTAGCCTCTTTCTTTCGGTGTCATAGTCAGAACCGCCAGTATTACACCCAAAACATATTGTTGATGATTTCTTTAATTTTTTGAACTTGTTGCCACAACCAACACAATCCGCAAAGTATCTGGTATAAAATCGATTATCCATAGACAAATCTATTAAATATCCTATGCGCTTAGATATAGAAAAGTCTTCTGGTACTAGCCCATTTGTATGCTCGATTATATCTTGTGTATGTGCTTTGTATAAGTGGTGTGTCGCTTTATTGTATTTGTTTGTTTCTTTCGCGATTGTTTGGCAAATCTGTGTTATTTCTAGTATATTCATAAAATTCTCCTATAGTGATTTCCATTATATCACCAGTTGCTTTATTACGCAACCGTATAGTAGTATTTATATCGCAGCACTTTCCAACTTGGCGTGGACACTTGGTAATAACGAATCTGTTATCATGGAATGATTTTATCATTTCCTTTTGGAAATCGTACATTTCGAAAGGTACTAAACCATGATCTAGTGTGATAATTTTGATGTATCTAGAGAAGTATATTGGGTCTCTAGCACACTTCACAAATTCTTCTACTTGTTGCTGTGTATAGTCTACATCGACACCAATTTTCTTTAGTAGGGGGTTATCACGATATGCTGTAGATTTAGTAGCCATTACTCACCTTTTAATAATAATTGTAACTCTTTTGTACTACCAACAAATATTGCTTTGTCTATCTTAGTATTAGATTCTTTCTTATTATCCATATCACGCATTTGTTTCTGCATGGCAATAAGTTCTTTGTTTGCTTCGACTACGTTCTTCAACAGAGTACCAAACACCTCAAATGCTCTTGGTTGCTCGGATTCCTTAGCAATTCGTAGTATATCATCCATAGCATCTTTGCCTTGGTCGATAACATCCTGGAGATTGTCTCGTGATTGTTGATACGCATCAGCGAGATCTTGTTCTAGATTTAAGTTGCTTGGTTGGTCTCGTATAATCACAGGTTTTTCTGTGGTAATACTAGGTGTCACATCAAAAATCTTTGACATTGAATCATCAAATTTAGTCATAATTAGTTATATTCTTTTATTGTTGTATTTGCAGTCCAATTGGAGTTCACATTTGCGTTTAGTGGGCTGGGTACCACATTTATCTGTACTAGTTCTTTATTAGTATCTTCGTCAATGATATTAGTGATTGCGTGTTTAATCAATCCAGCAGTAGTAACATCTCTATATAGAAACGCTTTCGCTTTGAAATTCAGCGACCAAATAACCATTCTAGTATCTGAGCTGCTATCACCTTCATAAGTTATCTCATAATTGGTGTCGGTCAGGATTATTGGAATTTCCTTTGTGATATCCATCTCAGGAATCAAATTAATCTTAATAGTATAATCTGGTGTGAAGAACGGTAATATATGTTCTATGATCTGAGTACCATCTTCAATATTCCTAACATAAATGTATAATGAATAATCTATATCGTATGGAACTGGATTGTACTGTGCATTAATCGTGCCAGGTCCGACCAGATTAAAGTTTCTTGTATTAGTATTTTGTTTTCTAGCATGGTCATACGAAATGCCAGTCATTTCAAACGACATTCTAGGAAGTGTTATTTGGATTTTCTTATCTGCGTCAGGATCACTCTGGAGTCTCATTACATACAATTCTTTCGCTGCATGTGCAATAGGAACTATAAAACGTTCTTGTTCAGTATCATCAGGATTGTATCGAACTAATGTTATGTTCGAAAATAAATCAGAAAACCCAGTAGTGACATTACGAATAACTCTGTTATAACTCATAATGATCCGAATGAATTTGTTTCAGATGTGTTTAGTATACTACTAGCAGACACATTGATAAATTGGTTGTCATAGTTCTCTTTAACTGCTGGTGAATGTAGTGGGTCGAATGTGGTAAGTAGATATTGTGCATTGCTAGAACTTCCTATAATTGCATTACCATCAATAAACTCGCCAAATATATTAGTCACCGATAGAATGTGTGATGATGGTATCCATGATTGAACAGTACCATAGGATGTGGCATTAGCGATTGTGCTATCCGGTGATTGGAATACTATTTCTTGGATATTGTATGCTCCTGTACCAGTTCCTGTATTAAGGTGTATTGTGTATGCGGAATCTGTAACGATAGAATCGATGTCTGGCATACCAGTACTGATAATCTCTTGTGAGTACTTGAACTTTTCCATTTCTAACTCATAGAAGTACGGCACTTTTCTACCGAGCATACTAAAGTCTTTGTTCTGATTAGTGAATTTGATTTCAAACAATTCACCAACACCATTAGTAACCGGTATATAAACCAAATCACCCTCTCGTGGTCGTGTAAACGTGTTCTGTGGTACTCTTTGTGAGAATGCTCTCTTAGATAGAATAACACTAACAGTATTCTTGATTTCCAGACCAAACTTAGAGAAGAAGTCTTTCTCTCCACCGTAGTCAGAAACATTAGAAAGATACATCTCAACAGGAAAAGCAGAGTTGAACATCTTCACGGGATCTTCTCCGTAGAGCAAATCTCTTGCTGCATCGTTGTCATTAGGCAGATAGAACGCATCAAATCCCATGATCTTAATGCTTTCGCAAATCAAATCCTCAATGATTCGTTGCTCACCTACGTTGTTATAATTCCCGAAGTAATGAGAAATTGCCATACTAATTTGTGAAAAATTCTAAAGGAGAGCCAAAATTAGATTCCATTTCGCGCTCTAATCTTTCTATTTCAACTAGTGCTTCATCATACATTTTAGTACCATTAAGACTAACACCACCAGGTAATTGTAACCCTTCGAACTTAGACATATTAGCACCCCAAGTTCTCTTTATTAATGCTGTGGCATATTCTTTGAGCCAACGATCACTCCAAACACCGGAGTACACATCTGGATTAATAGCGGCATAACATTCAGCAATAACAACAGTACCAACTGGACATTCTTGTGGACCCCATGACCAATCAATGAATAACTTCTGCATATGTCTCTGGAAACGAATCATAACCTCTCCAGTAAACATTATCTCAAGGTCACGCAAATGTTGCATAGTCATGGTATAGTTGATATATGATGTAGATGTGAAATCGTACAATTCATTCAATCTAAGTTGATACCTAAGATCGAACATATTAACTGTTGATTGTGAATCTGATACTGGAAATATCCGTGTAACACCAACGATTTCCATTGGGTTACCAAGTGCATCTTTAGATTGACTCAGATCTAGAAATTTGTTGTCGATATCTGATTGTTCTATTTGTTTAATGTAGTATACTTTCTGCATACCATCAAAATGGGTATCTGTCCAGTACTGGAGTGCATCATCTATACGATCTTCTATTTGATCTTCGTCCACATTTATTTCAATTACTGGAGCTCCTAATCTTCTTAGACAATAATTCTTAAAATCTTCTCTACTACTGATAGTTGCCATATTGAACTCTTTAGTTTATTATACTATTTATATAAGTTAAAATTTATACGATAGGTCGACAAATGCTGCTCTACCCAACACATCCGTTGATGATCCTAATACTCTACTCCAGATTCATTAATATTCACACTATCAATAGTATTTTCAGACTGTGTTGCTGTGGCAGACCCTGCTTCTGTAATAGCTGCCGTTGCACTCATGTTTTGTGAAACTACATCTACTGCTGATATTATTTCTACAATAGAAATAGGTGCTGTCATGTTTTCAGATGTGGTATCTGTTGCAGAAACTGATTCAACAATGTTGGCTGCCGCACTCATTGTTTCTGATTGAATAGCAACCGCATTTCCAGCTTCTGTAATTGAAGCTGTAGCGCTCATGTTTTCTGAAACTACATCTATTGCTGATACTGTTTCTGTAATTATTACAGGAGCGCTCATGGGTTCATATTGAGTATCCACAGCAGATCCTACTTCTGTTATAGAAGTAGACGCGCTCATAGCTTCTGAAATAGTATCTACGCCTGAACCAACTTCTGATATAGAAACTGGAGAAGACATGCTTTCCGATACAACATCTATACCAGAGCCTATTTCAGTTATCGATACAGCATCACTTGTGTTTTCAGATTGAGTTGATTGGGCATTTCCCGTTTCATTAATATTTATTACAAAGACCTGTACGCCAAGTGTAGCAAAGGGCTTTGTTGATATGGGAGATATGCCAAACATTGATTAAATATCTTTTGCTACTTCTTCTTTAGGCAACGCTTCAACTTGAGGCGTGGCTTGTGTTCTTACTTTATCAATGATGTCTGCTACTTGTACATAGGGTGCTTGGCCTAGCGCTTGTAGGATTAAGTTAATTTCTTGTACGCTTAATTCTAAATCAATCATTTTTATACAGTCCAAGGTAATGGTGGAGTGACGATAGTAGGGTTAATTTGTGCTTCTATTTGACTTGCTACATTTGCTTCATATGATGCTACTTGTTCTTCACCTAATGCAGCTTGTGTCCAAGCGATAACTTCTTCCAAAGTTAAGTCTGCATACTGTGTATAGTTAGGTTTAGTAGGATCAACTTCAAAAGACGCTGTGCCGTAAACAGAACCTGTGTAAGTTCCGTCTGTACCGCTGAGAGTCCAGTGAGACATACAAACATAATCTGTAAAATTTCCAGCTTTTGGAACACAATTAAGAGTCCCGATATTCCAAGTATAAATTATTGACATTTTTAAACTCCATGATTTGCAAAGTTACCACAATATTTTTCTCGTGCTTCAATAGCAACAAGACCTGCTAAACCTAAATCATCAAAAAAACCTATATGCACTTGTTTATTATTAATAGTTAGTTTACATTGCCATTTAGATTTTTGATTACTCCAAAGAACATTTTTATATCCTGAAGTATTGCTTATCGGAATTTTACTATTTAAGGCATTTTCAGACTTTGTGCAAGATCTCAAGTTTTCTATATGATTATTTTCTCTATTACCATCTATATGGTCAATGTGTTCTGGTATAAATCCATAAGCCATTAGATACACTATTTGGTGGGCATACATTCGTACTTTTCCTATACCAACTTTAATATATCCATGCCCACTATGGCATCCTACTGGCTTACCTGACCTTACTGAAATTCTGCCTAAGCTAATAACCCTAGTTTTCCAACACAATACTCCATCAATCACTTCATATCTAGCTAAGGCTTTTTCTTGGGTTAAAATTGATTCCATTTCAATTAACCTGTGAGGTCACGACATAATCAAGCATACCGTTGACATCCGGTTTGCAATTCATCGCTACGATGTTCCAAGTGTTTGTAATCATTTTTATTTTCCCTTTAAAGCTTCTTGTTCAATTAAGTTAGCAAAAGCAGCAAGTATTTTTACAAGTTTTTCATCGTTTACATGGGTTTCTTGCTCAAACAATTCTTGATTAGTCACATACGATATATCTTCCTCGCTATCATATCTATGATGTAATCCTGCTTGTTTTGCTAATATTAATATTTGTTCGTTAGTCATTTTATTTAGCCTCTAGTGCTGTTAGTCTCGATGTCAATGCTTCGATGAGGGTTTGTTGTTCTTGGATTGCCTTGACTAATCTTGGCGTTAATTTGCCAAAGTCTACGCTCATCATTTCATCTTCATTAAATGGAATATGTACTGCTTCTGGTACAACCTCTAATAGCTCTTGAGCAATATATCCATACTCTTGATGTTCACCAGTCGATTTCCAATCAAAAGACCTAACTTTAATTGCATTAACTGAAGCAAGTGCTGATGGGGCATCAATAATATTAGTTTTTAGGCGTTGGTCTGAGGTTGTGTTGTATAAAGTTAATGACCCGCTGTAAGTTATTGACCCTATAACGGCAGAGGTTAGCCCCCCCGCATTAAATTGAATTAGCGTCGGTGAGCCTGATGTAACTTTATTATTTACATATAAAACAGAATTTAGTGAATTTCTAGCAAAAATCCCTACCCCATTTGCTGATGAACCCATAAGCGATATCCCTACCGGATCATTATATACGCCTGATTGTGCAGCCGTAGTCCCCACCAGCAAATTGCCGTAGGTGTCGATGCGCATGGCTTCTGCATTGGAAGTCATAAACCCAAGACTATTCCAAGCTCCTCCACTAGATTGTCCAGCTGAAATAGCAGGAATAGTTCCGTCAGTAAGCTGAGTAATATTTAATGGAGCTAATATTGAATTAGCACAAAAAGATGCGATAACATAAGAATTACCTCTATAAGTACTAAATCCTTGTGCATTTAACTTAGCAGACGGACTACTCGTCCCAATCCCCACATTGCCGGAGGCATCTTTATAGACTTGACCTGAGCCTATGTTCAGTATGCCTGTAGAGCCTGTGAGTGTGCCTGTGTAGGCTAGATTAGTAAATGCACCAGTATTTGCAGTTGTTGCACCAACTGTTCCATTAATATTAATAGAAGCAGTACCAGTTAAATTTGTTACTGTTCCTGAAGATGGAGTACCTAAAGCACCACCATTCGTGACAAATGCTCCGGCAGAACCCACTGCCACACCCAAAGCGGTAACAACACCAGTACCAGTGGTTATTGTACTTGGTGCCACGCCAGTACCACCACCTATCATCAGCGCATTAGCAGTTAATGCTGCTGATGACGCCCATGTTGATGCTGATGAAAAGTATGTGATACCACCAGAAGTACCTGCTACTGTTAGAGCTGGTGTTGATGTTGGGGTCCCGACTGATATCAACCCACCAGTAAATGAAACATTTGTGACAGTACCAGTACCAACACCACCGACCGGTGATACTGATATCCATGTTGTCCCATTGGATGTCAACACATTACCTGATGTGCCTGGAGCAACCAAACCAATACTAATAGATTTTGATGTTGAGTTGCCGGTTACATATACACCATTATTACCAGAAAATCCCAGGGTATCTGTTTGTGATGTTGCTAATATTAGAGTGGAACTGGCATTAATAGTAGTAAAAGAGTTTGTGTTTGTTATGTATGCCAACGATCCCGTGGGTGTCGAATAATACAACTTGCCATCTGCTGAGTTTATGGCAATTTCACCATTGGCTAATGTTGATGGGACATTACCTGAAATTACCGATTTTTTGATTCGTATTGTTGTATTAGCGATAGCCATATTTAGAACATTCCACCATCTTTGATGTTTTCTGGTACAATCTCAGCAACCTTTAAATTATCTATTTTTTTTCTTTGTGCTGGTGTTAATTGTAGATATTTTATTTTATCATTTAGTTCGGATATTATATTCTCATAATAATCCTTCATATCTTCTGTTTCTTTTCTCGCCTTAATCAACTCATTTCTAAACGTATCAACATGTGCTATTTGGTGCTCTGAATTTTTATATTCAGATGCGAGTTGGTTTAGTGTATTAATCTTACTATTTAGATCATTAATAGTATTTTGATAATTTTCAGAAACATTTTTATGTTCTGCTATAGAATTGTTGATTGAATTGGATGCTTGTTCTGATTTTGCTGTTAGGTCTTGTATTTGTTGTTGTTGTTCCGCAATAACATCTTCACTAATTCTAGAATTCGCTTGTAGTGAGATGTTACGCAGAACGACATCGTTTACAGTTGAAGATAATAATTCAACATAATAATTAAGGTACTTTTCAGACATGATCTCTTCCTATAAATCAATTATATATGTCTTAGAATTGACCACCATCTAATGAAGTAGACCAAACAGGAACACCAGCATTTGTTACAGTTAATATTTGGTTTGACCATGTTTGATCAGAAGTACCAGCAGCGGCAGTAACACCAAGAGCACTTGTACCATTACCAAACGTGATTCCGTTGGTAGTTGCAGTAGCAAATCCAGTACCACCCTGAGCAACAGTTAATCCGGAAATTGATGAATAAGTTGCAGCTGTTGTACGACCATAAGCATCAACAGTTAGTGATGTGATAGTACTATTAGTAGCACCAGATCCGGTTGCGGTATAAGTGGTATTTGCTAATGATATGAAACCAGTTGCTGATGCAACTAATATTTGACCAGTAGTATATGTGGTTGAACCAGTACCACCACGAATGAAGGGTAGTGTGTTTGTTACGGATGTACTAGTTAAATCTAATACAACTTGAGTATTGGCAACACCAGAAACACGACCATATACATCTGTAGTAATAACAGGATGATATGATGCAGAACCGTATGTACCAGCAGTACCTGTATTTGCTAATGGTTGTAAAGCACCTGTGCCGTTGCCTATTAGAAGGTTGCCAGAAGTGAATGTAGCAGAACCAGTACCACCCTGAGCAACAGTTAATCCACCAATAGCAGAATAAGTTGCAGCTGTTGTACGACCATAAGCATCAACAGATAGTGATGTGATAGTGCTGTTTGTAGCACCAGAACCTGTGGCAACATAAGTGGTGTTTGCTAATGGCTGTAATGCGCCTGTGCCGTTGCCTATTAGAAGGTCGCCAGAAGTGAATGTTGCAGCACCAGTACCACCAGAAGTAACTGGTAGTGCATTTGTTAATGTTAGATTACCAGCAGTCGCAGAGAACGCATTGATATTGGTGTATAACGTTGCTGTATTAGCTTGTGTGAACAGATTAGATGTAATAACATTAGATGAACCGAATGTGCTTGAATATGCTACATTACTAAACAGATAATAGTTCTTTGATCCAGCATCACGAACAAGACCAGTAATGATGTTTGATGTTCCGTTGTTCAACACACCATAGAACCCAATATCAACAACGTCGCCAGTGGTGTTATTGTTTGCCAATTGGATCATTGAATCGTTAGTTGCAACTGTACTAGAATTTATGATTGTTTGTGAACCAAGAACAATCAAATTACCAGAAACCTGTAGATCTGTTCCTATTGTCTGTACGCCAACAAGAGCTACATTAGACCGTACTACAGTATTATCTGTATTGATTGTAACAACCGGAGAACCCGCAGAACCGGTTATTGTGGTGTTGATACCTGTCGCTCCACCCTGAACCGTTATTGTACTTCCTGTGGTCAGTGTATCTGTACCAGTATTACCAGAAACTGTAATAGTAGATGATATAGCCGCTGATGTTACTGAAAGGATGCGGCCATTAGCACCATATTGAATTACAGGAACCGATGTAGCAGAACCGACAGTGTTATTAGATAATCCAGGAACAGCATTTAGATTGGCACCCAATACAATTGCATTATTACCAGAGAACAGAACGGCCGGTGCATTTAGATCACCAGAACTTACCGAGAAGTTTTGTGGATACAATAATGATGATGTACTAGTAGAGTTACCAAGTAAGTTACCAGAGAACTGACCATTGACATCACGTTTTACTATTGTTGATGCTGTATTAGCAGTTGTTGCTGCATCTATTGCTGCCGTGTATAATACACCACCAATCTTGAGTACACCAACACCATCAGAGTTACCAATGAACGCTGTATTAGATGAATATGAATATGCTAACTCACCAGACTGTAATGAACTATTGGTTGGTGTTGCGGTGGTTGTCGAACGTTTTACTAGAATATGAGTATTTGCCATTTTTGTTCCTTAGAAGATTCCGCCATCAACGGTTGCAATAGTTACATTAGTTTTTCCATTGGTATCTCGCAATACTATGGTACTTGGAGTATTTATAGAAGTAGAAGAGTCTATAACATTGGTGTAATATTGACCACCAACTTTTATGATGTCAGATGACTGATCACCAATAAACATTGTATTGGATAAGAATGAATATGCTAACTCACCATCTTTTAGCGTTGTTGGAGTTGTTACTGCATATGATCTTAGTATCTGTATATGTGTATTTGCCATTAGAAGTATCCTGCATCGACATCTCTAATAGATGTCGTGAAATCTTCGACAGTGAATGTGTTTGTGTTTGCGTTATAAACGACAACAGAACCATCAACAGCACTGGTCATATTGACATCATTAAGATGGCTCAATGTGTTTATTCCAGTACCAACCCTAACCCGTATTGTTGACGGGGGATTTACCTTTACGACTGGCATTATCTGGTTACCGAAGGTGATACTTCAATGATACCCTCTAATATTCGTGTGGTAACATTGGATATTGTGTCTGTTATGTTTGCATCATACACATATCTACCACCGGCAATGTTGGCGGTAGTATTAGCACTAAGTTCTAATGTGACTGTGCCACTACCATTATTTACTGATGTGGTGAATATTGCAGTAGCATTAGCCGAGGTATATGAATTCCTCATTTGACTATTCACAACAATATTAGATAGATCATATGAGTTACCATATGCATCATCTAAAACTATAGATGTTTCAAATGTTGACCCCTGATCAATAAAAAGATTTGAGTATGCTGCTGACATTGTGCTTCCTTATGACTCCTGTATTATCTATTTATATCATTTTTATATTGATGATTCCCATTCATCACCATCAACATACCAGCCAAACATCCCCACGTTTTAGGACTAGCTAACGTTTTACCATTTTCCAATGCAGGTGATAGATTTAAAAGTAGTTATAGTATTTTACCCATTGTCAATTAACCTCGTATCTTTTGGTCGTGCTTGCATTAATAAAATTTGTTGCGTTGTTTGGTTAGCCTGAACAGTCTCATTTCTAAAAGATTCAACCGCTGCGCTGGTACTACGTTGTTGCATAGAGTTTTCAATCATTAGCATCGGCATCCAAGTCATACTGCATCCGGCTTCGTCCATCACTTCACCTGTATTAGGATTAGTTCCAGCAAGTTTTGTATACCAAGCACAACGGTGTATAGCGCCGTCTTTTATTTCTTCACATTTTGCCCCTAACGGACATGTCAATACTGTTTTTATTTCACTCATGCTGGCGCATAAGGGTTAGGTGGAAAGGCTTCTTTATCTACCACAGACCACGCAGTACCATCCCATAAAGCATCTTGGTTTTCAGTTAAAGCAGGTGGTGCTATTAATGTTGTGTTAGGCGGTAAGTGTATTGGGTCTTGGTCTTCATGTTGAGGGAACTTATAAACGCTAGTAAAACGCTTAGTGTCACCGTATTGATACCCAGTAATTAAAATTTCCATTATTGATCCTTAAGATTTATAACACATGATGTTTGCTAAATATCTTGGTGCCCAGTTTGTTTGGCTTGAACCCCCATCTGTACCACCTGAGTGGGTATGGTTTGCTGAGGCCCCGCCTATTGCTGCATATCCTACTTGGGTTGTTTGGGTATATGGGCCTTGTGCCACCCCTAGTGGACCTCCTGTGGTTTGTCCGTTTAGAGGCGCACTATATTGATGGGTGTGCCCAGAATCATAATGGACGTGGTCTGCAGATACATTACCAGTAGTAAACCCATGTGTATGGTAAGGGACAACATTCATTACTGTTGGTGAGTTAGACCCTGCACCATATCCACCTGCCCCTGATACTATATAAAGCATAAAATCATTTAGGTCTGTGCGCTGAACCCAACCTGTTGGCGCTGCTGCTTGGTAGAAGTTTGTTACTGTCCCTGCGGGCATTTGTGCCCAAGTGCCATTTAAGTTTGATGCTGTAGTAGCATTACCTACTGTTAAGCTTGCGGCTGTGCCTGTTATGTTCGTACCAACAAGGGTGGTAGGTGTGCCTAAGTTTGGAGTTACTAATGTGGGGCTTGTACTTAATACATTATTTCCAGACCCAGTAGATGTAGTTACACCAGTACCACCAGAACCAACCGCTAATGTAGCAGATAACCCAGCGGCATTAGTTGCACTTGTCGCGTTTGTCGCGTTTGTCGCGTTTGTCGCGTTTGTCGCGTTTGTTGCATTAGTAACAGCTGTGGCACCTATTGCTGCAACTATTTGAGCGGCGGAAGCGGCTGACATTGCACCAGTGCCGTTACCATAAGCAACACCTGTGAGTGTTCCTGCATTACCAGTACCACCAGAACCAACCGCTAATGTAGCAGATAAACCGGCGGCAGTACCACTAGTATTTTGATTCCATGTTGGAACAGTTCCAGTTAATCCTGAATATGGTAATGTGCAATTAGTTAATGTTCCACTTGTAGGAGTTCCTAATACTGGAGTTACTAATGTTAGACTGGCACCTAATACTGACGAACCTACTTTAGTTGTCATTTATATGTTTCCTTTTAAAATATCGATTTCTTTTGACAAATCTTTAATGGCTTCGATCAGTAATCCAACCATGTTGCCGTAATCTACTGAATATATACCGTCAGCATTTTCAAACACCACTTCTGGTAATACCGCGAGTACTTCTTGTGCAATCACACCAGTATATAGCTTAGTTGAATCTTCCTTATCGTTTCTGGTAAAAGTAACACCTCTAATAGATTTGACCTTCTCTAATGAGTTAGGTATAACATTAACATTCTCTTTTAATCTAGCATCAGAATATGCTGTGATGTTGCCTGATGCTACGATAGTACCAGCAACGGCATTTGATACACCTACACCAAGAGCATTCATCTGAAAGCTATTAGCTGTGTTTGTTGCATTAGCAGTACCTGCTGTCGTGGCAGTACCTGCTGTCGTGGCAGTACCTGCTGCTGCTGCTGTACCAGAGCTTATAGCCGAAGATACTTGGGCAGCAGTCTGATAACCTGTGGGATTTGTACTATTATAAGGAGTGAATCCTAATCCTGTAGTTACTTGCGAACTAGTTATAGTACCAGCATATGTACCGGTGATATTTGCTGCTGTACCAGAGCTGATAGCCGAAGATACTTGTGCAGCTGTTTGATAACCAGTTGGGTTGGTGCTATTATAAGGAGTGAATCCTAATCCTGTAGTTACTTGCGAACTAGTTATAGTACCAGCATATGTACCACTAATATTTGCTGCTGTACCAGAGCTGATAGCCGAAGATACTTGGGCAGCAGTCTGATAACCTGTGGGATTTGTACTATTATAAGGAGTGAATCCTAATCCTGTAGTTACTTGTGAACTAGTTATAGTACCAGCATATGTTCCGGTGATATTAGTTGCAGTACCAGAAATATTGTGTGTATATGTTGCTGCTGTGTTAGCAAGTGCTCCATACACAAACCCAGTAGTAGCAATCATTGTATTACTGGTAGTTAGTGCTGGTGTTACTGCTAATGGCACACCCGTCAATTGTGGTGATATTTTTGGTGCAGCAACAGAATACAAGCCATCAATGGCTAATTGTATAGTATTAGCTGTGCTTGATATTCCAGAGTTAATTGTATAACCAATGTTATTGGCATAATATGGATTGATTACATATCCATCAACCTCGATCATTACAGTATCATTAACGGCAGCACCAGTTAATAGTGTTACTGATGTGTTACTTGTTTCTGTATAGTCAGAAGGATATTGTCGCACACCATCAACATAAACTCTTAATTGACTAGAACCAATAAGGTAAGATGGTGCTGTGAATAGTGTTTGTCCAGCAGTAGCTGTATAGTTCAGTCTTGATGAGTTGATTGTTGTTCCTGGTACTGCACCACTGCCACCACCCGTGCCACCAGCTGCCCAATAATAACTTCCAACACCACCAGTTGTCAACACATACCCAGCTGTTGTTCCTGCTGGTAGAATGTTAGTTAATGCACCACCAGCTGATTGTGCACCAGTACCACCATATGCTAATGGTAAAGCGTTTACCAGTGATAATGCATTAAACGCTGGAGATGCAGTTGTTCTAATATCTTGTGCAGTATTGATAGTAATTGTATTACCAGAACCAACTGCTGTGACACCATTACCACTAGTTAGATTAACTATTCCTGCTGTTGGTGTAGCAGAACCGGTGGTGCCAACAAATGAGTTTGCCGAAGTATTTGCTCTTGCATATGCAGAAGTTGCATAAACGTTCAGTGTGCTTACATTAGAATTTAATGTGCTTATGCTATTATTTAATGCGATGGTTACTGATGAAGATGCTAATGTGTTAGATGTCATCAGTGGAGAATATACCCCAGAATTCACATCCAGAACATCCCAATATGTGTTTATTTCATTCCATCTTATTGATGCGTTTGCACCAGAAATACCTCTACTAACATTAATATACGCAGGAGTTGCTGTTGTCACACTAGAGTTTAATGTGAACGTATTTGCGTTATATACAGTTGCCCCGTTAATAACAAAATTACCACCAACAGACAATTGTTGATTTGTTATTATATTACCAAAGTATGCGGTGGCTGAATTTGCATCAACTAGTGACGATACTATTATTTTTGGTGCTGTTACAACAGTATTGGCTTGTAGTGTATTAGTATAACTAGTACCAGTAACACTTGATGTTGCTGTGTTTGTGCTGGTGTTAGCTTGTAATATGTTTGTAAAGCTAGTACCAGTAACACTTGATGTTGCTGTGTTTGTGCTGGTGTTAGCTTGTAATACGTTGGTATAACTAGTACCAGTAACACTTGAGGTTGCAGTATTTGTGCTAGTGTTAGCTTGCAACACGTTCGTGAAGCTGGTGCCTGAAACTGCTGATGTTACTGTATAGATGTTATCGTTTGCTCGTAGTGAATTAGTAAATGTTGTATTCACTACAGATAAGTCATTATTTATTTGTGCATCGGAAAGTATCGATAGATTATTAGATGTTGTTCTAGCACCAACAACCACATTATTAGAAACATTAAGAGCATCACCAGAAGCCAATACTGACACAGTTCCATAATGGATAGTATTATTAGCAACGATAAGACCATTACCTGGACCATTAGCCAATAGTAATCCACCAATATTAGCAGTTCCGTATGTAACTAGACTTAGTCCGGTATTGGCAAGATATGTTTGGCCACCTGTCCATAGGTTATAGGTAACGTTTGCAGAACCGGCAACTAATTGACCACCAACAGTAGCACCATATGCAACAGAAAGTCCGGTACCAACACCGTTTAGGATAAGTATTCCAGAATCTTTGGTGTATGGCAATCCAGATGCACCACCACCCAAATTATTAATTTCTTGTGCTAGTGCGTTTGTATTGACTACCCAATCACCAAACGTGTTGTTATATGTTAATTGACTTACTGTATTTGCCATTTCCTAGACCTTGTTGATTAGTGCGACCATTAACTGCTTTATTTCGGACATATCACTTCGTATAATGTCGATTTCGTCTTTTAATGTATTTATCTCTTGTTTCTGTAGACTCAATAGCTTGACTTTATTATAGTATTCATTCTTATCATTGACGTCCGTGTTAATGATTGCCATTGAGTTTGTGTCTCGGACAAAGTTGGTTCCCGTAACTTTTACATACATTAGGTGAGTGTACCTGGTGGAAGTGCTAATGCTCTGATGTCAGATATTAGTGGGACTACAGTATTATCTGATGATGCCAACACTATTTTTATAGCAAATTGTATGAATGAATTATATGATTGTCCGTTGATGTTTGTATATGATATAGAATTATTTGCCATACCATTTAGTCCAGGAGCACATTCAAATTCAATAAGATCTGATTTTGAAGAAGAATATGTGTTTGTAGTTCCTGTAATTTGTGTCATTAATTGCCAGCTACCAGAATCAAATGTGTTTGTATCATTTGAATTTAGTATTTTATAATACACATAAACACCTGTCCCTGATGGTTTATATGCAGTATAATAAACTCGTAGATCGCCAGAATCATTTCCTGGTGTCATTACTACCTTTTTGGTTAGATATTTGGAGTATGAATTACCACCAGACTGACCAGTTTCACCTGAAGCAATGACAACTGCTTGTGTGGTGTTTGCTCCATATATTGAAATTGCGGGACTAGTCAAATAACCAGATCCAGGTGATATCACATTAATGGTAGAAATCGCGCCATTGCTAGTTAAGTTTGCGGTTAATACTGCTCTATCAGTTCCAATATCTGGCATAGAAACATATACATTACATGTGCTATTGCTATAACCAATACCAGTATTTGCGATAGCAATTACGTTGTGAAGGATACCCATGTTATTGATCATGTACCTTATGTTAAATAACGATATCCCATCATCCGAAATTATTGGACTAACATTAGGATCTTTAGATTCTAGTGTAGCCGAAAGTGAGAACGAATTATTAGAAGTTGATATCAATAATCTTTCGCCTAATCCATCATCTAAGTCTATGTTTGTTGGTGTTGGGCACCCAAACTTTCCTGGAATAATTGGGAAAGGCCCAATAGGAACATTTCCTGCTGCTAGTGTTGAATTGTATTGGTATCCAATTGAAGTTTGAGTTGGCGTGAAATCTGTTGTTGTTACATTATATGCATCTGATCTCATGTTCTGAGTAAAATTACCCATTGTATTATTAACAACAGATGCGTCTATTTTGTGTTGTATGTCGTTTATGCCAAGCTTTCTAGCAGGAAGACCTTGAACCACATTGAAATCGATCAATGGTGTTTTAGTAATATCGAAAACGCACTGAGTTATTACAAACATCAAGTCCTTTGATTGTTCTGCTGTCCATGTTATAGCATTTTGAGATTCGAACAAAGATCCAACATAAGGTGCTGCACCAATTTTAGTTATACTAGCTGGTGGCGTTACTGATGGTAATGGCGATACCGTTGAAGGTATGGCGATAGAGTTTTGCTCGGCCATGTATACTGTATACAAAGGAGAGTTTGCTTTCAGTAAGAACGCATACAACACACCAGACTGTACATATACAGGAGCACTAAACATGAATTCTGTATATGTTGTTGAATCCAGATAATGTGGATTTGATGTGGGTTGATTTATTTGATTTGCTTGTAATGTAACTGTAGAATAATCTAAAGTTGCCCCACTAGGAATTCCATTTAGTGTCGGTACAATAGAAAGAGTTACTGGAATCTGTCCCACTGGTTTTGTGCAGAAGAATATTTTTACCGATTTTAAGAATACGCCATTTGGATAATTCTCTGGATCGATGATAAATGATTGTGCTATTGGATCATATGGTGAGTATGTTGTTATGGTACTCACCACTGTCTGTGGTGCTGACGCTACAGATGTAAATGTTGTTGAACTTGAATCGGTAGATGGTGAAAAGTTTGCTTGTGTAGACTGTGCAGACAAACCAGAAGCAGTAAATGTAGCTTCTGCATAGCATGTTGCTGTCTTTTGGTCTGTAGTCACAGTTCTATTATCTACTCGGAATACTCTTGAACCAGTCTGAAATATTGCTGGTGGCACGTTAAATATTCCGTGAAAATTACCAGCCTCATCAGTTGATAGACCTGGCAAACCAGCACCAGATTTAACTGCCTCTGCAAGAGTTGCAATATTTCCTATGATATTGTATGTTGATCCAACCATACCAAGAGTCGTATTATAACCAAGAGATACATTGACAGGAGCATCTAGATATGCAATTTTATTCACACCATCGTAATTACTTATGGTTGCAGTATAATCGGATATACTAGCTATAGTTTGTGTTTGTCCCGATGCATAATTGTATGGCATATATTATCCTGATTATTTGTTTTCTTTTTGGAATAGTGTACTGATAGAATACAGTACCGAGAATAATACCCACATACCATAACCAACCAATATTCCTGGTTTCTTATTATTTATCAACAGATTTGCCACCTTACAAACAGGAAACCCAACAGCCATTATAAATTTACCTAGCTTGTTGTCCTTTTCTATAGCACCCATTTTATAAGCCATATGTTCAGCCCAAGGGGTAGCTATTCTCTGAGTCCATCTAGTCACCATTTCTTGCTGGGTAGATTTTCTACGCTCATCGTCCTTTATCCAAAACATGATATCTGGACCACTACCATTCATCCAATCAACAACAATGGATGCCCAACGAATATATCCTTCATATACTTTAGGGTTATTCTCGAACACCATTTTACCAAATGCTGCATCGGCATCATATATTCTTTTGTCTAGCAAACCTAGTTCGAACAGTTTAGTACAGATAATGGTACCACCGCCACCGCCACCACCGCCCCATGAAGCTACGGGTGGAGCTGGAGCAACATATGTTGCTGTATTTAGTGTGTACTGGTATACATATTTAGATGTTACGTTAATTTCAGCACCATTGTAATAACCATTAATAGATGAACTATTTTGGTCTAATGCGATTGCTCTAACACCAGTAAACCAAGCACCACCCAAAGGCATGACTAATTCTACGGCACCAGCAATATTGTTGTTATTGTACGTAATCCCTGGTGGGTTTGTTGATGAGAATATCATATTACTACTTGGATCTTTTATTGTCAGAGCAAATCCGGCAGGACCACCGGTATTTGTTGCTGTCCAACTAATAGTATGGTCTCCTGCTGCCACATATATTACAGGGTATATTGGTGATGTGAATGATGAACCACTGTTATTGTTGATTATTTGCGTGCCATTTAAATATACTATAGCAGAATTATCAACAGCATTACCAAATGTATAATTACCAGCTACAGGGAAGTTTACTGTGAATGATGCTGAATATGTTGCTGATTGATTAAGGTCGCCCCAAACACCATATTGGTTTAAGAATGAACACCAGTCATTGGGGTCTTGTACTTGATAAATGCTACCAGTAGTTCCTGCACCATTTAACGTATATGTTCCACCAACAGCGGTAACTTGTCCACCGGTATGTATAGGAGAAACACCAACAGTAAGAGATCCACTAGCAGTAGTGCCGCTGTATGAACCACTGGCGTCATATTGGCCATTCTGTATTGACGTTGATGTTGAATATGTTGGAGAACCTAGTACAGTAGAAACATACAACCTAACATTTGTAGTTCCTGGATAGTTATACACCCCTTCTACTCTAGCAATAGGTTTAAAATTTGGAGATACATATGTACCAACAATATCACCAGCACTAAATTCTCCAGTACCAACAACATTAGCTAACTCAATTGTCTCGCAAGATGATATGTATCTATCAATATTAGTACCATCAAACCAAGTTGATATTGGTGTATTGATAAGGAGACCACTAACATTTAATCCTATTTGTTGAGGTCTAATGTATGGTAGAATTGAAATATTAGTCAAGTATCCATTGTTCACATTTAGCGATGTTGATGCTGGTATTGAATTGGATATGTTACTCAGCACACTTGAATATGTTGAAGTTGTTGTTGTTGTTGCGGTATACCCAACTTGGCCACCAAATATACCGTTAAACGCGCCGTGATTAGTAACACTATTAGATGCTGTTGAAGTTGTTGAGCTTGTTGTGCCAGGAATAATTGCAAAATCTCCAGCATTTATCACGTTAACGCCATTAGTTTGTTGACTAACTTGCATTCCTGGATTTGCTGATAGTATTGCTGGGTTTTGTGTAGTGTCTACCCAGTTATCCATAGGAGGATACAGTTCTGCTGTTCCTTGATATATGGTAACTGCGAATGGATTTAAACTTACAGTACTTGACGCAAGTTGCTGAACTATAATGTTATTTGCAGTATATGGTAGCGTGTATATATTAGAATGAGTTCCCTTGATACTATTAATAGCAAATGTGTTGGTTCCTGTTACTGTACCAAGACTTGCTAATACGATAGGGTTTTGCAACTGAAAGTTATCAACAAGAGTTATTGGTGATAATTTCTGAGTTCTTATGTTGATGTTACTAGTAAAGTCCATATTTCCGGTATCAGCCGTTGAATATGACGAGAAATCATCAACCAGTATACCATTCTTAAATCTATTGAATCCATTAGCATCGGGTATTTGTAATGAATGTGCATTTTGTTCCAACACACTTAATGCAGTATAATACTCCAGATTATTAACCCTTGATTGTAAATCTGTGATATCCGACTTTGCCCATCTGTTATGTGGAATAGTATTGATAGACAAATTTGAACGTGTTCCGGATGGATTTTCTCCAGGAATATATGCTGTATATGGTTCGAGTTCCAATTTAGCAAGAACTAATGCTCCTACTGGTTCCGATGGGAATATAGGATTTGTTGAAGGTGTTCCTTCAATTATTTGGAAACTCTTATCCTTGCTCAATATCAATATATCTTTTCTTGCTAAGTAATATGAATATGTGCTTTGGAATTGTGATAAATCTGTTGGTAACAGAACCCCACCATCAGATGCGGTAGATAGCGCATACTCAAATGTTCCATTGCTTTGTGCAGATGCTCTTACCGGTCTAAAATCTAAAGAGTCTGCCAAGCTATACACTTTACCACTTTTAGCAGTATATGATGGTATATTATTGTATTGTTCTGGATTTGATGAGATACCACCATTGGTAGATGTATATGATAATACACTAAAATAACCATCACCAGCACCACCACCTGTATGGGCATATCTGTCAAACACAACTACTAGAATTCCTCTAGCTGTAGCGGCACCTGGCATCAAAGATATACTAGCGTGGTCATAAAATGAATCTCTTTGACCGTTGTCCAATAAGTATTGTGCAGTAACATCAAAAGCTTTCGATGTCAGCATGTCTAATGTTGGTAGTGTTGTTGGTGATCCAGTATCAATTATTTTTGATATTGATTTTATATCTGAAACATATAAAGAGATTTTAGCTGCGTGAGCACCAACCGCTGTGATTTGTACTTGTCCGTTTGTTAAATCTACATTTGAAGTAGCGACAACAGTATTTGAAGTGCTTAATGCAGCACTATTTCCTATGACTAGATTTTTCGCTTTCAATACACCGTTAGTACCATCGGCACTAGTAACATTTACAGTAGATATAATGTTTACCGTTTTACCAGCATATCCAGCAGCAGTTATTGTTAGCTGTGTATTATTTTGAGTTACTGAAACAACAGCTGTACCGACATCAATATTCAATATTTGGTTAGTTGATGTGTCGATAAGTGTATAGTATGGTTTTATGTTGCCAGATGTTAATGTGCCAGACCCAATGAACGTTAGTGGTGTTCCTGTAGGTATAGTAATTGGACCAAGTACACCCGCACCAGAAAACGTTTTATTTCTCCAATTCTTAGTTGAAGTATATGATGATCCAGAAATCCCTGATACATATGGATTACCTATAGTAAACAACATTTCAGGATTTTGTGTACTTTCTAAAATAGCATTACCTGTTACAATACCCGAAGTCTTTCCGAATGCTGTATTGATATTTGAATTTGCTGTTAGTACATATGATCCACCACCGACTGTTTGAACAACAGATTCAGCATTGGTGGAGTTCATGAACAAAGTAAATATTGATGTTGAATCTGGAGTAATTGTAAATGGTGAATTAACAACTACAGTTTTCACACCACCAATAACGGTATATGAGTTTACTGTGCGGATGTCACCACTAGAACCACCAACACCACTAGTCAATGACAATTGCATGTTGTAGTATGCATTATTGGCAGTTGAGAATAGTGAACTTGAATCGTTTATTATGAATGTTGTATTAGATGTTGCTGATGAAACGCTACCAACTAGATTATTTCTAGAAATGCCACCAGTCAAGTATGCTTTATAAACATACTGCAATGGTGATGCACTACCAGCATCATATACATATTGTAGGTTTCTTATGTTAGTAGTTCCTATCAGTGTTGATGCATATGTATTTGCAGATGAACTAACAATGCTTGCTGAAGGTACGCAATGAACATCAACTCTAGGTTGTGTTGTTGTGTCGAAGAAACCATTGATAGTATCAACATAGAAATAGTTACCATATGATATTGATACATCATTTGTTTGTATTGTTGAAGTAGATCTAGATCTGTCTGATGTCAATATAAGATTAGATTGATTTTCTATTCTATATCCATGAACATATGCAACCCCTTTGCCAATATTCAAATCGTATTTATCAGCATCACCCAAAGAATTTGGTGCTGGTGTAAACTTAAATTGGTTTACAATATAGTCGCCATTCGTTTCAAAGTCTCTCTTTGAAAAGTAATCATCTATCGCAGAATACACGGTTTGGTCTGTTTGCTTAACTACAGAACCTTTTACTATTCGAACTAATTCTATGAATTGGTCATCATCACCGGTGGTAAGTTGTCTGTTTTCTAGTGCCAATGATATCTTGTATCTATCAGCACCTGGTGCTTGGAAGTTAGATGCACCAATAGCGGGATCTAACAAAGATATGTCGGTGGAACTATTAACAATAGATTCAGTTATGTTTAAACCAACTCTCATTGATGGTATTGAATCATACGCATCAAGAACAATCGTTTGTGGTAAAACATTAACGAAGTTACCTACATTATAACTAGTATTAACACCAGCTTTCTGAATATCAGTATAACCATTAATAACATAATACACACCAGCAGAGATAGATGCGACCGAAGATGTACCAACAGAAGTAGTGTATTTGGTTAACACACTATTAATAGTTGCTGGCGGAGAACCTATAGTTGTGCCAATGACTTTACCACCAACATATACAGACATACCATCATAAAAGTGCTGACCAGATTGGTATGAAATTACTAATGTTGGTAATAGTCCAGTCACCTTTCCAGTAGTTGCATCGATGGAAGATGAACCATAGTTTTGATTAGCTACTAGTATCGTGGCAATTATAACACCAAACTCATCAGAAACTAACTGACCAGCTAACCCATCAATATTGATGTTTGTTCCAGCATATGTACTATTTAAAATAACATAATTACAATTAAGATTAGTAGTTACTTTACCACCAGATATGGGCGTGTTTTGGGAATATATTGCAGAAGCAAATTGTGTAATTTGGTTTTGAATAATAGTCTGAGACTGTGTTAATTCCCTTGCTTGAACCGAATATCCTGGTTGGAAAAGGATTCGGTGGTAGTTATCAGATGGATTAAAGTCATCAAAATATGGATAGTTATTAAAGTTCAATGCCATTATAGTTATACCTTTTTAAGTCTTTGTTGTCATCTACCCAATTAAAATTCCGAGAATAGACCGCTATGTTTTATATTATTTATATCACCGAAATTTAGAACGATAGCACAAATTTGAACTGTTCAATTCCATCGTTGCTTCTTTGTATTCCTGGTCTATTCTCTATATATGATATATATCCAGACTGTGGTACGAAGTTTGTTGGGTTCGTGTTTAATAGCGTCCTGACACAGCCAGAGGTTGTACCAAATACAGGAAGATTTTCTATTGGTGTTCCGGTTATATTTATGACACTGATTACGTTAGTTGATAACATAAAGTCTAGCATTGTGGCAGAGAAAGTTACTGCTCCACTAGTGTCTACTTGATATATTATTTCATCATTAAGATAAGTACCAGCACCTTGAGCTACAATTAGATCGGTCGATATCTTGTATATTGATTGAGTACCTGTTGATAAAGATGTAGTTGATGTTGTGTCAACTGGATTTGTCAACAGTCCAACTTGTCTATATGCAACATCTGTTGGTATAGTACCACCCTCACTCCCATTGAACGTACATGTGTACATTATGTAGCAGCATCCTAATTCCGCAATTGGATCATTGCCATGACCACCAACAGGAGATATTGGTGCTATGATAGTTGCACTAGAACCGCCTGTACCAATCGTTGGTGATACAGAAACTGTTGCTGTCGTATAATTAGCCCCAGGATCGTTCATAATGACATCAGTTATAGCACCATTAGACAAGTTTACAAATGCTGACGCACCAGTTCCATCTCCTGTGATAGTAACTGTTGGTGGTGTTGTTGCTGAATATCCAGTACCACCAAACGTGACATTAATCACATCTATGCTACCATATCCAGGAGTTGTTAATAATGGGTCATTAAGATCAGATGAATTATTGCCAATAGGAACAGGCATCCACGAAGAGTCCATGAAATTGATCTGTGCTCCAGTATCTATGCTATAGAGATATTTCCATTTATAGCCGTCAGCACTAGTGTAAATGTTGTTTATTCCATACGCACCTGGTTGGAACATGGGTTCATTTATCGAATACCCACCATTGTTGTTCCACAAGCATTTGAATACCTGATTATAGCTATTGTTGACATAGAAGTTATATACATTATATCCATTAGCATCCTTGGCATTGATATTAACGGTATCTGAGTAGTAATCATATATAGTGTTTGCTGTCCAGTTATTCCTTCTTATTACTGGACTCATATCAGATGAATCGATTCGTTTAGCCACAAACATATTCTTACACACACTCTTAAGGTATGCTGGAGAGTCTACTGGCACTTCTGGTGCTAAATCATTAGCCCACGAATCTGTTCTTGATAGGAAGCAATATGTGGAAGTTATCACGTTAGTAGATCCTAGCACAACAGATACTGGTGCGTAGTATGCTTGATCTACTAGAGATACTTTTGCATAAGCCGTTAATATATTTTGATTAGCCATATTGTATTTCTCTGTTATTTTAAGCAGGGTTATAAATTGTTACATTAGAACTTGTTGCAACCAAAGTTTTGTTTACTGACAACAATGAAACCACATTGCTTGATATGTTTGTAGTTATTACAATAGTATTACTAGTAACACCAGATACCGTTAACGCTGAATTATTAGCTATTAATACCTTGTCACCGACATTAACAATATCCGTAATTGGACTATTGGTATTAGTGTATATGCCATTATTTATAATGTTATAAGAATTGGTTATGGAAGTAATGTGAATGACATTACTGCCAGCATTAGCAGTTATGTTAGCCACATTAGCTATATTCACCCAAGTTCTATTAGATAGAGTGATCGCTGTATTAGAATTTGATGTGATCCCAGTAACCATACCTGATATTTTGGTTCCGTTATCACATACAATACTTAATGTGGTTTGATTAGGTATTATGTAAGTATTTGCATTTGGTATCAATATGTTCACGGTATTGCTACTTATTGATACATTAGACACATTAGCAGACATAGAAGTTATTGTATCATTATTTCCTGTATAATGCTGTAATGTTTTACCTGTACTTAAGTAGTCTGACGCACCAAAATTTACAGATGCATTGGAACTCATTGCGCATCTACCAACTACTCTCATTCCTGTTGGATGTAGTAGATTAAGCAATGTTGTTCTGTACTTGGCTATCTCTTTATCTAGTGTTATCTGATAGGTGAACGTGTTATAATCTTTGCTTTGTAGAACATTGAACGAACTCAGTTGTCCGGAAGTATCTAAATACTGACCATTTCCTATAGTTAAACCATTCAAGAAGATAGAATTTGCCTTTGCTAATCCGTCTCCGTATATGATTATACCTGGGTTAACTGGATTATTGAATCTGTTGAAATCCAACCCAACAAATGTATTCTTTACAGCAACATCTAACTCATTGATAACTAAACTACCAACCAAATTCATCGAAATGCTCTTGTCTGATACCAGTAATGGACCAGAAGCTGGATTTGATGTATAGTTATAGACTCTGACAATATGTGTAGTTGCAGTAAAATCGTTAGTGTTTGATATCGCTGGATATATAGAATCTACATATGCGACATAATGTGCGGTTTGTAGGTCGTCCCCTTGATATACAACATCGCCTCTTTGGGGAAGCTGTGATTGATTTGGTCCTAACAATCCATTGACCAGAATATCTTGTACCCTTAGTGATATAGATGGTGCTGACACATAATCTTCGCCATAGTCACTGATGTTTATTTGTGTGATAGTACCAACGCCATTATATATTGGAGTTAGTATAGCACCCGATCCTAATATACCAGGAACAACTAATACAGCATTTGCTGCATATGTATTTGCTGACGATACCCTTAATACTGGCAACCCAGAGCTTAGTTTATATCCACCAGCAGCAATTATGGTATTGATGACATTAGTATTGGCAATATTTTGTGTTGGGTAAACTGTGCCTATGGTATATCCATTGCCACCCATTGAAATGATACCATTCGCGGTATATCCGACTGAAGTGATGATGCCACTAGTAGTCACATTGGTTACATATGCATTAGCACCGTATCCAGTTCCACCAAGAATATTAATCTTATCATTAACCCTATAACCAGTACCACCAGATATTATTTGTATCGGTGATAGTATTCCCATATTGGCAAGGCTTGCTAATATTGGTGGTGTGATAGATGTATTTGCGTTAGTGCCGTAAACAGATCGCGCTGTTACTGCTGGTAATATGTCTCCACTGATACCACCACCACCGTTATCAACAACTACTGACGCAAGGTATCCTGTATTGAATGATGTAAAAGTGAAAGCGTTGGCTAAAGTAGTGTTCCAGTTTGCTGAAGTATTATTTGCAAACACACTATGATAACTCAATAAATTTGACGAATTGCCGATAGGAATAGTATTGGCTAAAGTGGCAAGTATAGTAGTCCCTGGAGCACCATACATTGGGATACTATCAGTAGGTATGAACGTGACTGTAGATTTACTACTTGGTGTTTGTGCAATATCACCAGCATGTGCTATAGCACCACCAGAATTAGCAGAGATAACGATCATTGTGTTTGCGTTGCCTGATGTAGTTATGATCGAACTATTAGCATATCCATATCCACCATTAACAACAATGATCTTCTGAATTGAACCTAAAGTTGTCTGACCAACAGTTGCTGTCGCACCATGACCATGTGGGGTATTCAATCCACCAAAAGCAATTACTGGATCACCAGCATATCCGGTCACTGTGTTAGCAGCCCCATATTTGGTTCCTTGATTCTTTGGGTCAAGTTTAATCTGACTAATTTGTCCTAGTATTTTTGCGCGTAATGGTTTATTATTGTTTCCTGGTACCAATACGTCTTCGTTATTACCATCAACTATTCTAACATATTCACCAGACACAAACAGTCTTTCTATATTAGACAGGAACACTTCCATTCTGGTTCCGCTTAGTATAACATTCTCAACTGTCGCTATGGTCTGAGAGGTTTCACCAAACACTCTGAGATTTTTTGTTTGCAGGAAGTTTTCATTGACGTATCCGTGCGGAAGATATACCGATGCACCAGAAATATCTAATACTCCTGTTGGCACATTGTCTGATATAAATGAAAACGATGTCAAAGAGGGTATTGCAGAAACTATCCATGAACCATTAGGTGCATTTGTGCCAGTTACTCCAGACACCACCACAGTATCACCAACCGCTAGATAATGTGATATAACTGTAGTTATTGATATATTATTACTGGTGTTTATATATGCATTGCTTGATGGTGATATGCTTGAAATGTATATCACATCTGTTGACAACTTAATACTTTTCGTGACATACCATTGTCCCGATGATGCTTTAAGTGTCACATCATTGGTATTAAGGAAATCCACATCGGAATTGTATAGTATCCTGAACAACATTTTATATGATGCAGGAGTTCCCTTAGATTGGTATAGTTGCTTCGCTAATTTAACTACTTCTGTTTTATTCACCAATATATCTGTCGGGAAATATGATAGGAAGTCGTTATAGAAATACTGTATAAATTCTGTTGTTGTCTGATCTATGTCTTTGTATTTTAACAGATTCTTTGTCTGTTCTGTTACATTACCATTCAGCTCTAACCATTCATAGTATGCTTGCAGGAACAATACAAAATTTGAATATGAGGGATCGTCCCTAATGTATTCAGGTAGTTGTGAAGGTATTAGAAGACTTGTTAGACTATGATTAGTTATCGTGTTTGCTATCATGTTTTAGCTACTATATTAACGGTGATTGCAGATGGATCAAAAGGATCTATAGTGATAATTCTATTAAATGTGGATGAAATGATAGTCGAGACTGGATTAACAGTTATTTTAAGATCCCCGAACACGTTATCAACACCAACAGGGGCGAAGTTATTCAACTGTACCACACCATTAACATAATCAATGGTACCAGCATTAGCATTCAGTACTGTTTTCACTAGGTCCGAGTTTATGTAATATGTTCTTAGTGTACCAAGAGCACCTTGCAATGATACCACACCAACCGCCAATTTACCAGTGGTATCGTTTGATTGGTTTGTAAAGGACACGATTGCTGATGTGTAACCTATTCCAGCTGAGTCAATTACAATTGAATGCACACTACCATTACCTGATAGTATTGCGTGTGCTGTTGCTCCGGTACCATCACCCAATATCTTCACAAGTGGTGCTGCTGTGTATTGCATACCTGGATTTATCATCAATATAGAATCTACTCCATTAGACATCACAGGAACTTCTTCAATAAACACTCCATTAATTATATTAGAATAACTAGTAGGATCAACAAATTTCATTGATGGTGAGCTTGTTACCCCACTAGACAGAATACCTTTAGATAATGATGTATCAAAGTTTAATGTGTAATTTTGACCAACAGTTAAATTTGGATATATCTTCTTCTGTATCTTTATACTAATATCATCTGATATGATTGATGGATCTGTATCTATGACACACATAGAAAATCCATATGAACTAAATGTTGAATTGAACGTATTTAACGTGTTTGCTGCACACAAACCAATAGCATCCACACAGCCTAGTTGTAATTGTTGTGATGTTAGAGGTGTCTTTCCTGGTGAATATAGAACATCGGCAGTCAGCATTATGTATGTGTAGTCTGGATCAACAATAGTAGGTTTTACTGTCATAACACTAATAGGATTAATTACCCTAGAGATGATCATATTCTTTTGTGTATCGGTAATATTATATGCTCCGGCAGGTTTTAGTGATATAAACACTTTACCATATACAGGAACATCATTTTCCTCACCACCCCAAACACTAACTGCATCAAATGTGATACCTAGTTTGTTTTGCTGAATTGCTGTTATGTAATCATCTTTAGTAACAGCTCTGCCCTGTGCAGAGAATGCTTTTGGTGCTTGAAATTTTATGGACGAAATTGACTCATGTGCTGAACCATTGGTAGCTTCTGCTATTGGAAATACACTAGTATTAGCATATCCACCCAGAGGTTGCATCAGGGTGAAATTGTTAGCACCTTGTGCAGATTTGCCGTGTGTTGAAATGTAGTCAACATTGATTATGTTACCGGTAGTCAACATCTTACCTAAAATGCCATCCCCAAAATATATTTGGTAATTACCAGAAGAACCTTCCTGTACAAAGTACACCATAGACGTGCCATCTAGGGTAAGATAATTAGCTGATATTTCAAACACTTGCTCGTATGTATTTGTGTTTGATTGCTGTACAGTAACCAATAATGAAGATACATCAATATTAGCATCTGGTATATCAAACATAAGATTTGGATTTGCTACTGTATCTACTACAAACGAATACTTATTGTGTACACCTTGCTTTAACATCACATTACTAAATGTTACTGTTCCAGATACTGTATTGTTTGATGTAGCATCTTCTGTTAAGAATGTGTAGTTGACACCATTGATGGCGCGAGAAACGAATTGAGTATATTTGTCTAGTGTTAGTGATGTATCTGTTACTCCATAAACCACTAGATCGATGATAGCAGTTGGTGCTACCGCTGATTGTGGTGTGTAACCCAGTAATTTTGCTTGAGAAACAACAGAACTTCTTTGCAACGCTGTATCTAGGAACATCTCATTAGCAACCATGTTCAAATAGTATGCGTTGTACTGAGTGTTTAGTGCTAGTACGTCTAATAGAACAGATAACCCAGAGCCAGCAAAATTATAATCCTTGAATACTGCTTGCTGTGATAAGAAGTTAGATAAACTGTGTTTGATATCAACAAAATCCAAACCTGCCATAGATACTGTTGTATTGCTTGTAGAACCCATTATCTGCTCCTCTCTAATAGAATGTTCACCGCAGAGGGTGCTGTGTTGTTACCTATGTAAAATGACAGATTCACATGAAATGCGTTTGCGTCTGGTATAGCTACTACCTGAACATTCTCTATAGTTGCTCGTGGTTCGTAGTTGTTTATTACATTAGTTATTTCTGTTTCTATTGAACTTGCAGTGATTGCACTGATAGGTTCAAATAATAAAGCGTTTAAATTAGAACCAAGTGTTGGTTGAAATGGTCGCTCATAGTAATTGGTCATCAATAGATTTCGTACAGAACGAATGACCGACTGTTCATCGTAACTTATAGAAACATCGCCCGTAGCAGGTGATGCGGTAAAAGTTAAGTCTAAATCTGAATATATTTTTTGTAATGTGGCCATGTTCTATTTATGCTGCGTTAGGTGCACCAGTATTACCGCCTTGGGCATCTGGGTGAGTATGGTTATCGAGACTTATTTTATTTGCTATCATGTCACCACCAGAAGTAACTGTAGTACCGACAGTGACAGCACTACCAACACTAGTATTTACCGCAACTGATGCATTTCTCCCAACAACTAAATCTATATTAGCTACCACGTTTTGGTTAGCAACAACATTACTTTGAGTTAATATATTGCCAGTAGTTGATAGGTCGCCTATCTGATTTACCGGACCAATGAAGTTGAATGATGTTGCTTGTGCGGTGAATATTCCACCCACTTTCATAAGCATGTTTCCACCAACCTCCCACTCTACATCACCATCAACTTGTATCTTTGCATCACCCTGAACATATATCTTAACATCGCCTTGTATAGTTTCTTGACTATCACCAAGTATGTAAATACTGTTATCCTGTACAACTACCTTAAAATTGTTGTTCATCACCTTTTCGGTCATAGAACCATCAGGACCAATTTCTTGAAAAGTTCCTGTCCTATGTGCTATATTTATTCGCTCACTTCCTGGGGTATCATCCAGTTCAAACACATGACCAGAAGGAGTTGTCTGTGCATTGTTGTATGGATACACAGCATCATATGGCGAGTCTGGTTGACTAAATGTGTTGTTCGGGTTAATTACAGCATCTAACTCATTAGACTTTAGCTTGTAATTCTTCTTGTTCGTCACGATTTCTGTCAAAATAGCACCTTGTGCTAATGATGATTCGAACGCCATTTGTAAATCTTGTATTGTTGGGGTGCTCATATTACGTATCCTGATGGTAGTGTGCTAAGAGCTGCCTGTACTCTTGCTATATATGGTGCACGAAAAGTTTCCAATTCACTTATTATATTTGGATTGTTATATGCCTTAGCCATATTTTGTTCATCTAGTGGTGGATTTGTGTTCCAATTTTGTACGTAGAGTCTTAACCCAAGTGCTGACCTACTATCGACTGTACCACCCGAACTAAATATGTTCTCTGACCAAGATGAGTTGACACCCTTTACATACCCTTCTACTGCTATTGTGGTAGTAACAATAGCAGCTTTGAATATGGCAACAGTATTTTCCAGTGATTTTATCTGATTGCTAGGAGCATGTACAATATGTGTTTCTGCTGGTATTACATTAGGCACAGTAACGTTTGGTGGCATTGGTGCAGAACCAACCACGATATGTGCTTGATTATTAACAACTACTACTGGCTGTTTCACAGTAACCATTGCAGGTGATATGCCAGCTAACCCAGCAAGTATAGTACAACCAACATGACCACTAGAATCAGTTAGATCAGTTAACAATTTACTGGCAGCATCTTCTGCTATAGCCAATTCTTCCGCCGCAAATTTTTCAGCACTTGCTATCTGTTCATTAACTGCCGCAGATGCATCACTCAGCATAGAGTTGAAGCTATTAGAAGCTGATGATACCGCACCAGATACTGCACTTGTTGCTGAACCTATAGCACCAGTAACTGCGCTTGTTGCTGTATCTATAGCACCAGTAACTGCGTTCTGCGCAGACTGTTCTAGACCAATAAGATACGATTCAGTTTCACTCAATAAATCTGATGCTGATGTGAAGAATCCGGCAACTTCACCTAACATACTATTAGGATCAAGACCACATGGACTACCTGCTGCTGGCACACCATCTTTACCGGTAGGTGGTGGGGTTGGTGCAGCACCAGCATTACCAGACACCAGTAATTGTGTGCCTAATGATTCTGCTCTAGGTCCATATATATCATTAAATTTACTATCAATCTTCTGTGTTACTGATAGTGGTTTATCTGTGGTAAGATTTAGTGCGTCAAGATTAGTAGACGGTTTCCCCGGCAACTGTGGTGTTGTCACATAAGGATTACTAGTAAATGTAGAACCAGAACCATCTATATTTTGTGTTGGTGTTGTTGTAGTAGCACCAGATGTTGAAGGGTCGGTAAATCCTTGTGTTGGGTTCTTATTAACGGTTGGTGATATGACACCAGGCAACACACCGAAGTACGCAGGAAATTGTCCAGACTTACCATCAAAGAAATAACCAGTAACCCAATCCCCCATTGATGGTACAGAGAATGACTTTGAGTTATTAATAGGTAACACTGCATGAGACCAAGGCAAATCCGCTGTGGGTATCAGATTCTTGTCATCGGTGTGCCACCCGAATATCCGTACTTGGCACCTACCTATCTTGACTGGGTCGTTGTTATTTTCAACAACACCAATCCACCACACAAACCCATTCATCCCCAAAAACGTATTATCCATTATTTCTTAACTCCTGCCACTGTATTCTTCCATATTTGTGATGTGTTATCGACATCAGCATAAGGTTTGTTGTTGCTATCCTTAATCAATTCCAACACAGTATTATAACCACGGTTTTGTACTGTGTGTCGGATAGATGATATCAGGTACTTACCCGAATAGAATTTATCATTTTCTTTTTGTGTTTCTGGTGTATTAGAGTTTATGTTGAACATTACGGTAGTGCCAACGGATAGTGTAGGATTACCGGCAACAACCAACTTCAATCGTGTGTAATTGTTTATTGCTAATTGAGATTTCCTATGTGTTAGATAATCTTCCATAAATGCGTCTGGCTGTACCGAACCAGGATGTGCTGCTATAAACTCGTTGTCGTATTGATTGGAATTCGATATTGATAACCTCAGCAAGCTATCTGGTGCTTCATATAGTGCATTACCAAACCTATTGCTTAGATTGTTCACCACAGCATTTTTGTTTAGTGTTGCTGAGTTCGCGCTATTATGCATGTAATTGAAATCGGTGATGTTCACCACATGCTGCATGATATCTAGAGAGATTAGTCTATTAGCGAATGTTCCATTATGTATACCACCAAGAACATCAAAGTTTTTATCATACTCATATGATTGTACATTGAAGAAATAGTCATTGAGATTATCGTAGCTCTCTGTTGGTAAATTCTTAGCACTAAAACTGAATGTGCAGAACGGTTTTTGTTTGAATAGTGACTGCATAGATGCCAGAACATATCCCTGTTTAGCATTTTCAAAAAACAACATATCGCTACCCTGACCAACCATTGGTCTAGCATAATTGGTTAGCCATTGGATTGCTTCGAACGGTTTAAAGTTCGGCACTATCAACGAGTATGTTCCTAAAGTTTCTTCTATATTAACATCACTATACTTGGTGGTCGGTACCTTTAGATAATTGACCAACACATCGGTAATGATGCTCTTTATGGTTGTGTTTGGATATGATTTACTTACTCTACTTTGGTTAGATAGTAATAGCTCATCTGAACAGAAGTGTATTGTGTATAATTCCGTTTGATCATTATCCATCTTTGATCTAGTGTCTATCTTAAATATTCGGAATAGTTTATCAATATATAGATCGGGCGAATCTGTCACCTTACCAAAAGAAATTCTCAGATACTCATTACCATGTAACTGCGCCTTCTCTATGATACCTTGTGCATCGGACATCAGAATCTTACCTGATGTCGTGTGGCTATATATGTCTTCGAAGTATGATAATTCCACCATCATATACTGCAAGTCTATAGTTGCACCAATACCACCAGACAATAAGTTCACCGATCGAATAGTATAGTCTTTGTGGCCTCTGGTGCCGTCCGTAGTTTCTGAGTATTCCACTACCGGTGATTGTGAATTTGTCATATTATTTCAACAAAGTGGTTAGTTGATTTTCCATATCTTTGGCGTATATCTCATTCAATATATTAACCGATCGTTTATTTTCATTAATCAGTACTTCATGATCAAATATTGTTTGTGAATATGTTGTTATTGTCGTGGTTACTGTAGACATATCTTCCAATGTGGTTGTCCACTGCTCGTGTTGCGGTGTGGCTAGATATGTAGCATAGTCTAGCTGATAATCATTAGTAGACGTTGTTTGTGATACTGGATCATATGATGATATGGTTTTGTAGTATCCATTTATTGTGCTCTGGGTGTATTGTAACACAGTCTGGTTCAATAGCAGTGCTGCGGCAGAATATTTAGCATTTATGTATAAATTGAAGTTGGTTTCTGATAGCGCCAAATCCCATTGTGGGTCCATGATATTGTTACCATACAAGAACAACCAATATCTATATGGATCTCCGTAGTATTTGTTTGCTATAATTTCCGGAGTATCCCCGTCCTGCATATCATACTTGTAGAATAACGATCCGTTGTTCATTAGTGATGGTATTATGTCTGTCCTAACCATAAGATTAGTGACATAATTGCCATTGTCATCTAGAATTTTTGGAAATGATCTGAAGAATTTCATTATCTGATAGCCCCACTGGTCAATCTTCCTCTGTTAACTATATGTATCTCACTAAAATTCATAGTTAATCGTGTTTGGATCGGTGCTCCGCCTGGATGTGCTGACCAACCGCCTGGTGCATAATCTACAGTAACATTCTCTAATACACAATCACCAACTTTAAATAATCTGGTATTTTCATCGGCACTAGTACCTCCACCAATTGATCCTAAATTTACTCCTGGTATCAAACTATTGCCCGCTTTCTTCAACATGGCACTAAATCCACTAAGATCGGTATTCTTGGCCATCATCATTTTTATGTTGAATATAGACGGTGGTGTGAAATACATACCAGAACCAGTAGACAGTGTTGGTGAAGATGCATAAACAAATGTGTTGCATATGGCGGAAATTTGATCAGACTCACTCTGTGATTTTGCGGTCATTATAAATTCTAATTGGAATTTTCTGAAACCATTACCGCGATATAGCATCTGTATTTGTGGGTTGAATGCAAATCCTTGTGCTTTCAGCATAATATCACCGGTGTCTTTGTCAAAACCAAGCTTGTCAGAAATTCCCCTAAAAGCATAATCTACTAAAAATGGGTCTGTGGTTGCCATAGATTTCAATCCATTAAACCTACCTTCTCCAGACCCAACAGCTGCATCGATCGCACCACTAACAAGTTCGGTACCCTTTGCCAACATTTTAAACCCCATAGGAGTGGCTATGTCATCATAAAAGTTGTCATATGAAATGTTCAGTGTATCTGGCATGTATAGGCAGACCTTGGTAGCACTAAACTTCTTACTTTTTTCCATCTCCTGCTGGAATGATGCTCCCTCTGTTACCATAGCATTAGGACTTTTTAGATAATTTAATATAGCACTACCATCAGATAGCGTGACTGGTGTTATATTAGATATTGTGAACTCAATGAAGTGCATCCTTGATGGATCATTTGCTAGATCGTCCGGATATTGGTAGCTGGTCATTCCAGTCTTTTTCTTGAACAATGATCCTAGTGGACCACTCAATACGTTGGTGATACTACTGGTAGAAATACCACCGATTTGTGTGAATATAGCCATTGACCATCTCGTATAAATAATTGATTACAAGTATTTATAATGGAGAAACAATGAGAAATATTAGCAACACAGAGAGGAAATTATATGTACCACTGTAAAATTTGTGGTGCAGACATGCATAGCAACGTAAAACTGTCTATACACATCAGGAAAGAACATGATATGTCCACAAAAATGTATTATGACACATATGTAAAGAAATGTGGTGATGAATTTTGTGTTGTATGTGGAAAATGTGCAATTTATAAGAGCTTTGTTTTCGGGTATTCTAAAACTTGCTGTCGATCATGTTCCGCTAAAAATTTCAGGAACGAATTAAAGAACGACCCAATTAGAAATCAAATATTTGTTGATAAAGTTAGTGACAATATGGTAAAGATTTGGGAAGATCGCGCCATATCAGGTGAAATGGAAGTTATTATCGAAAAGGCAACCAAGACTATTAGAGAAAACAATAAAACTTTAACTGTCCAAGAGAGAAAAGAGAGGTTTGGTTGGTTAAACAAACTATCTGGAGAAGAGAGGGAAACAAAAATAAAAGAGATGATTAAACCACTTCAAGATTTTTATGAAAATATTTCAGAAGAAGAATTGGTCGCTTTGGTTAAGAAAAGAACAGCAACTTTTATGGAAAGATATGGAAATACCTATCCGGAATATTTGAGTGAGATATCCGAAGATGGGAATATGGGATTATGTCGTATATTTGGTATTCAGTATGTTCCATTATGAGTAGACCAAAACCACATATGTGGTACCCAAGAAATCCTAATAAATACATGGGAAACCCTAATAATATTTGTGTTAGATCTTCGTGGGAAACCAAGGTATGTGTGTGGTTAGATACATCAATAAACATATTAGAATGGTCATCTGAAGAAATAGTGATACCTTATATATCACCTGTAGATGGTAAATATCACAGATACTTTCCAGACTTCTTTGTACGAGTAAAGCAACAAGATGGTACAGTAAAATCAATGATACTTGAAGTCAAGCCTCACTCACAAATCATAGAACCAAAAATTAAAAAGAGGATAACCAAGGCATATATAAATGAGGTAGCTACCTATGGAGTTAATCAAGCAAAGTGGAGAGCCGCAATAGAATACTGTCTAGATAGGGGGTGGGAGTTTAGAACCCTCGATGAATATGATTTAGGAATTAAACAGAGATAAATACACGTATGAAACAATCAAAACTTACAGATCTCGCCAACCAACACTCAGCACTTCAATTAGGCATTCTAACCAGAGCGTCTGTTGATTGGTTGAAATCTAATGTCCAGAAATTGAGAGGTGCTAGAAGCATATCAAATGGAATTGTTCAGGAACCTGGTAGGGGTGCCGCTAAACTTGAAAAGGGCAAATTGTACTTTTTCAATTATGACCCAAAGCACAAAGAGACTTTACCATACTATGACATATTCCCATTGGTATTGATTCTAGAGATATACCCAAATGGTTTCCTTGGGTTGAATTTGCACTATCTGCCAATTAAGATGAGAGCAGCATTTCTTGATCAACTATTACAAGCTGGCAAAATTGAGTCTCCCGATGGTTCTGTAGAGAAGCATGGTGGTAGATACAAAATGTCTGGTGATATTAGAAAGATACAAGTTACCTATAATATTCTACAAAATGTTAGTAGACTCAAGGCATTTGAACCTTGTTTGAAAAGATACTTAAGTAATGGTGAATATTTAAAGTCACCATTATTACAAATATTACCACACGAATGGCCTACTGCTGTATTTCTACCGGTAGAACAGTTTAAGAAAGCAACTAAAAGTAAAGTACAAGCTGCCTCTTTAATGGCAATAAAAGACAATGCTAAACGAGAGGGTTCTACCGACAATGGCTAACATAAATGATTTTCTTGCTAGTTTTAAAACCGATGTAGCAAGACCAAATAGATTTGATGTGATGATACCTATACCAGTACAGTTAATGGCGTATTATGGTACAGCAAAAAATCTAACATTTAGGTGTGAGACAGCTGAATTACCAAGTGTTACATACGAGACATTTGAGCAAAAGATCTATGGTCCAACTGAAAAGTATCCACACCAAAAGAACTACAATGAATCGACATTCACGTTCATGGTGTCGGATGATATGAGTGAGAAAGTGTTCTTTGATGCTTGGATGGAACTTATAAACCCAAGCTCAACGTATGACTTCCCATATAAGATGGATTATGTCACTGAAATAACAGTAAATCAGTATGACGTTAATGGTAATGTGTCATACTCCATATCATTAGATGACGCTTTTCCAATTTCAGTAAACCAATTAGATTTAGATTGGAGTCATGTCGATGGGTATCACAAACTATCTGTAGTCTTTGCTTATAAGACATGGAGCAATAAATCTGTAACACAACTGGGTCTTGGGTTGTTAACTCAGGGCATGAGTTCATTAACATCATTGGCACAAGGTGCTATGACATCATCAAAATCGGGTGGATTACCTAATGGTGCTATGGGACCAACTAGCAAAACGCCATTTTGGGATATGAAATCTGTTGGTGGCGGTGTAGAAAAGACACAATAATTTGAATTGAAATAGGAGATATAATATGGCTTTGCCGAAAATAGATGCACCAGTATATGAGATAGTGCTGCCGTTATCTAAGAAGAAATTGAAGTACCGACCATTCTTAGTCAAAGAGCAGAGGAATCTGTTGATGGCTATGGAGTCTAAAGATTATGATACGATAGAACAGAACATAAAGCAAGTGCTGCACAACTGCACATTAACTGAAAACGTTGATGTGGACGAGCTTCCCGTTATTGATATTGAGTATTACTTCATTCAGCTAAGAGCAAAATCTGTCGGTGAGATAAGTGAAAACAAGTATGTTTGTAATAATCTAGTTGATGGCGTTGAGTGTGGGTCTATCATGAATGTCGAGGTTAACTTACTAGACATAGAAGTAGTTAAGGACGATGAAGTAAAAGACACGATAAAACTTAATGATACATTTACCATAAAATTGAATTATCCAAAGTTCTCGATAGTATCTCAGGCAGCTAATATCGACAACGTGAGTGACTTCGCCTTCGAAATGATTGCTAGTAGCATTGAGTACATCCACGATGGTGAACAGTTTTATTATGCGAGAGATTCATCTAAAGAAGAGATGATTGATTTCATAGAGCAACTAAATCAAGAGCAATTCCTAAAAATAGAATCGTTCTTTAGTAATCTACCAAAGTTGAAGAAAGATGTTGACGTAACGTGCAAAAAATGTGGTTATGAGCATCATATAGAGGTGGAGGGACTAGAATCTTTTTTCGACTAATATTTTGTCATGATAACTTGAGAAGCTACTATAAAACAAATTTTGCACTAATGCAACACCACAACTACAGCTTGAGGGAGTTAGATGATATGATTCCTTGGGAAAGAGATGTGTATGTTGCTATGTTAACACAATACATCGAAGAAGAAAACCAAAAACTAAAGGATCGCACATAACATGAAATGGGATTTGTCACAAAATAAGTCAGAAGACACACCAACAGGTTCTGCTGCCTTGGATGTGAACAAATTCCAACCAATAAAGGATGGTTTTAATTATGCACAACCATCTAATGATGTCACCGAACCTAAATTAACTTCTGCCGAATCACCGCTCTATACTAAAATCACCCCAGGAGTAAAGCGACCAATCAGGATGGGCGATTCTGTAGCCGATATTGTATCTAAGCTATACAACCTGATTAAGTTCCATGATAAAGACAACAAAACACAGCACGAGATAGAACATAACTTCCAAAAAGAGTTATTTGATAATGAAGACCATAGAAGAAATGAAATACTGAAGATATTCAAGAAGAAGAAACAGATATCAACTCTACATAAAACAAAATCAACTAAAAAAAAGAAAGACAAGTCTGGCCCTGGTGGTATTTTGTCTAGTATGTTATCTAGATTAGCGACAGCCACGGAATCATTGTTACCACTAGCCAAGACATTTGCTAAAGGTGCTGTAGTTGGTGCTGTAACTGGTGCTGGTATTGGTATTTACGAACAATTAAAAGCTAGTGAAGGACTTGGTAAAGCAGGAAAACCTGGAGTAGCTTATGGTGATGTTGGCGGCAAGCAAACAATTGGAGTTGGTCATTTAATAACTAAAGACGAAAAGAAACAAGGGTTCATACAAATTGGTGATGAGCAGGTTAAGTTAGGTGCTACATTATCTAATGATCAGATGGATGTGCTATTAAAGCAGGATGTCGAGAAGACCACTAATATAGTGAAAAGTCAGATAGGTAAATCTTGGGACAAACTCAACGATAACCAAAAAGATGCGTTGGTATCATATGCATATAATATTGGTGGTGTTAAATCATTAATAAAAAAAGGATTAATAGAATCGATAGAGTCTGGTAATACCGAGAAAGGTGCTTCAATAGTCGGACACGGAATAAATACGGTTGATGGTGTTGCTCATGAGGGTTTAACGAAACGAAGACACGATGAAGAAAATTTGTATAAAACTCCACCGAGCATACGCAACATTGCACCAAATCCTAACACACTAGCACCAATACAAACGAGTCCACGATTACAGCCAGAGCAAAAACCCGACAATCTTGGGGCAAAATCTGTTGCTGTGGCGGATGGTAAAAATGCAGTGACCGAAAACAATAATACAAAATTGGTCGTTGTAAAGACTGGTGGAAACGTATTGGTTAATAATACCACATCACCCAGAATACAAAAAGACGCAAATCCATTAGAAAATTGGGGACTAAACTAAGATGGCAAAGATCAAAAAACCAAATACCGGATATTTGACACTAGTAACCCAAAAGTTTGCGGAAGAAAATGGAATAAATTTTGTTTATGTTTTATCACAAAGGGAGATAGACAACTTCTCTCGGATGAAAGGATCATTAGATCCAATCACTATGGCTAAGAAACTTGGTGGTAGCATAGGCACCCAGTTTAATGCAACCCATAGCGGAACTAGTAATGCGCAACACATTACAGAACACAAGGTTGGTAAGAAAAAAATAACATCTGCAAGTAAGAACCCAGGCATAAACCCACTATATACAAAAATTTCATCTGTATCGGTAACCCCTGTTAGGAAGAATGACTCTATTGCTGATATTCTGTCTAAGATGTATAACTATATAAAACTCAACCATGATCAGGAAATAAAGCGCAAGGAGTTGCAGCACAACTTTAAGAAAGGTGTATTGGATGATTCTAATCTGGAATTCTTGAAGTTATTAAAGAGTGCTAAGTCATATTCTTCGGCTGATGATAAAAAGGGTCATTCAGGCGATAATATTTTAGGTAATATGCTGGACTCTCTTTTGTCAACAGTGGAGTCTGTAATAGCTGGACTTGCTGCTGCCGCAATAGCATTAAAAGCAATAAAACCCCCTGCTGAGAAATTGTCAAAACAAAATAAGAGTAAATCAGCGACAGAAAAAGTACCACCGGAAAAGATTCACGCGAAAGAAAAATCAAAAAAGACAGTTGGTTTGGTACCAAAAACCGGTACTGAAAAGGTTGATAAGCTAAAGACTGATGATGCTGCAAAGTTAAGAGCAAAGGATATTGATGAGAGAGCGAAAAAGTTACAGGCTGAACCGGAAACACCAGGAAAACCAGCTGCGCAGGAATATCATGCCAGAACACCAACTCCGGAGAGCACAGCAACTAAAGTAACAGAAGTGCCACCAGAACCACCTAAAACGGCTAGTAAAGTTTCCGGTGCTGCTGGTAAAGTTATGCGTGGAGCAAATATCGCAGCAATAGCTGTCTACATATATCAAACGTGGGAAGAGGTTTCTGCGCTTGATCCTAAAGACTTTCCGAGCAAAGACGCATACCATAAGAAAGTGGCATCGTTGATAGGTAAGGCATTTGTGGACTATGGTTTTGTCGCTGTTGTGTCAATCATCGGTGGTGCATTAGGTGGTCTTATTGGTGGAAAAAACATAAAAGGAAAGGTGTTGGGAGTTATTGTCGGTCTTGCTTCTGGTTTTGCTGCTGGAGTCTGGATATCCGAAGAGAGACAGAAGGAATACATAGAAAAGCTAACTGATTTGGTGGTTGATTTTTTTTGGGATATGGCTACGAGCACAGAAATTAGCTCACCAAAAGAGAAAGATTTTATTATGAAGGACCTCAAAGGACCTAATAACGAACAGTCTACATTAAACGATGATCTATTGGGGTATAGTGGACAAGACCAACAATTCCATGCATATAGTGATGACGAGATAAAACAGTCTAGGAATAGATACAAAGACACAATATCCGCAGAAGCGGCTACTAGGGGCGAACCAAATGCTGCTGGGTCTGGAGATAAATCTATCGCAGGATCTATTTCTGATAAATTTAATGATATAATAAACTCTAAGAGTTTGACTCAATTGAAGTTGGAAAAGGGTGGTCAACTAGCTAATTTGATAGATGAGTATTTAAGTGCTAAATCTACTCCAACAGGAAAAAATACTTCGTCATCAACAACAATTGACGCAACTAGCAAGTCAGCACCAATTAATAATGAAGCACCGGCTACAACTGGTGGTACTCGCCACGATGTCATGGGTCCGTATATATCTAGTGGTCTAGATAGAGTAACTGGCTAATAAAGAAAAACCCTGCCGGAGCAGGGTTAGTGTTACATCTTAATCAGCATCAACAAGTGATTCGAAGTACGACATGTCGAAGTCTGATTCTTCTTCATGTGATTCATCAACCACCTTTGGTTTTGGTGCCATTCTTGATTGTTCCATAGTGGTTCTTACTGTACCACCAATACCAAGAACTTTGTCCAGTCTAGCTTGAATTTCTTCAAACGTCTTGAATTCTTTATCATCAATAAGTGCGGCAATTGAATGTCCGACTAATCCAGTGAGTTTATCCATATCATCAAATATAGGTGATTGTGATTCAAACTCAGATCTATCATAGTTCTGATATCCCTCTACCTTACGAATCTTCAATTTGAAGTTTGCACCGGTATCAAGATTGAATGGGCTGAATGCAACTTCATCAGGAAATTCTGGTGCAATAGCAAGCTCAATCTTATTGAATATTTTAGCACCATATCTAAACAAGAACACTTTACCGTTGTTCTCTGGGTGTTTAGGGTCATCAATCATGTAGATGTTTGAAACAAAACTCAATCTTCTTTTACGTGAACTAGCAACTTTTCTATTATCTGGAATCTCTGATTTCCACAACGCACTATTGCTTTCACAAACAGGACATTGTAGTCCTTTAGTAGTAAGACAATTGTCGATCAACCAACCACCAGGACCTTGAAATCCATGTGAGTAGATCTTTACCCAAGGATCAATAAGACCATCAGCACCATCAGCATCGATTATTGGTAAGAATCTGAACGTAGCCATACCATTACCAGATTTATCTACATCGGGTTTCCAATAATTATCTTGAGAACCATTATCACCACCAGTGCTCTTAGCACTCATCTTTTCAAGTGATTTGGTCAAAAGTGCTAAATCATTGTTGTTACGTTTTATATTTGAAAAACTCATTTTATTTCCTTCGGTTGTATTTTCGGATTTATTTCAGATTTACTTCGGTTGTATTATTTACTCATTACTTTCTTGAACATATTATCTAATTTTGCATTAGTTTCTTGGGCATATTTTGCTGCCAAAGTTGCTGATGCTTCTGCTGATTTAGCTTTAGATAATGCATTCTTTACATCTTCTGCTACTTGTGTAACAGTCATATTTAGTGCAGTAATTTGCAACTGAACATTTTCGACATCACTATTAGTAGCACAGCCACTTACTAATGCTGCCACTACCATTGCTAACATAATTTTCTTCATTTTGATTTTCCTTGGTTAAATATACATTTTTAAAATAGAGAGTGTTTCTGGTATCGTATGATGCCATATCGCAATTCCTCCAGCATTGCGCCAATCCTCAATGACAGATAATGTGTCATCGATAATGATTGAATCCGGTGTTGCAAACTTGTACTTGAATCGCTTTCCAGGAACAAAGTTTTGCTTAAATGTTATGTTGTGAGTATCAAGCCATATCCTCTTCTGCTCAGATATTGACTCATAGCTATCTTGTCTACCTGTAGATGAAAGAATCTCGGTAGGTATTGGTAGAGTTTTAAGAAAATTAACAAGAACCATTGCGTCAGGCATTAAATCTAGTGTAGCGAATTCTTGATTGGCAATAAATTCTTTGAATTGAACATCAAACTTCTTGTGCTTCTCTGCTTCTCTCGGTTCCATATGATATAACTCTTTGTATCTCTTAGAGAAATCTGCCACCACACCATCTAAATCAAGATATATCTTACTAATTGTTGGTTTATTCATTATGTTCTCATGTGTTTAAGTAGGATCTGTCTACATTTAATTTCATCGAATCTCATTAGCGGTAGATATTTAGTGCACTTCATATAATATTGTGGCCAGATTATGTCATCATCTATCTTATTGTTCCACATTGGGAAGAAGTTCATAAAATACTGTAATATTACCATAGTTTCTAACGCTATTCTACTGCCCATTGCTTCTACTAAGAGTATTGGAAATCTACCTTCATGAACAACTAGCATATCGTTAGGATTATCCACAGAATTGATTAGGTCAATTATATCATTTTCGAATACATATGTCAAACTTTGCTTAGTCTTTAGCCATCTTCTATAGTTGTCTTCACCTATGTAACTAGCCAAATCACCTATCCATAAACTAGTATCCACCAATAGATTGGCGAGTATAAAGTCTCTCACTTCGGTGATACTATACTTACTAGCTAACCTATGGAAATATACCTGATCATTTCTGAGTATAAATGTTTCCGGTTTAACCGTGGCCATGCCAATTGTCTTATTGAAGTCAAAATGCATGGTAGTTAGGTGAAGTTTTATTGCTTGGAATACCCGAAACGTTATATACGCGGTATTCTTTTTAATCATATAGGCTAGATTCTTTCCTAATAAGATTCACATCAACACATTGAACTCTAATCTTCTCCTTTAGTGCTGAAGATATTAGATCAGACGCAGTATCATATTCTAATTTGGATTCTTCGCAATAGTGCACGATAGCATCAAGAATATCAATACGTTCATTGTCCGCAAATTGCTCGATCATTCTTGAGAAGGATAGTATCTCGTCTTCATTTGGCATGTTTATATTCCTGTATAGTTTTCAAAAACTCATCGATATTTTCTTTCTCGATAAATAGTACATTATGTGAGACAGTAGGTAATCCCATTGGCATATTAGGAAAGTCTAATCGATCTTCCTGCAATACTTTGATACCCCCATTTATCCATTCTACTATAGAAAACATAATTATGCAACATTAAGTGATTTGTAGAAGAAATGATTGCCTATCTTGACGCTACCTTTCTTGTGCTTCTTATCCACGAATGAATCAAACGAATCTCTATCACCAATAAAATTCCTATACTGACCAAGCATGATATTCTTTGCTAGTGTATGAAATTCTTGTAGTTCTTCGGCAGGTATACGTTTCTGTGTATATTGTTGCTTTACTACATTACATGGTGGTTGGTGCAATATCCTTAATGATCTGTTCATAATAGTTATACCAACAGCTGCCTTACCTGCTAGTGGTTCGCCCCTACTTTCGGAGTAGATGGTCTCAGCGACACAGGATATCTGTTTTCGGTCTAAAATTATATCGGAATGTCTTGATATAATAGTTCTGTGTATTATTATATCGGTATTCTTAGTTGATATAATGCGTACTTTGTTTGTTTCTGCATTCGCCACCATTGACAAACACATGACTAATAAGAGCATCGATTTAATTGATTTATTTGCTCGCATAGTTTTCTCCTATTTCTTCAGTTGCCATGATGTAAAACGACATCATAGTTTCCCTAGTTCTTCGGTTAGACTTTGTGATTTTGAACTTTTGAACGGGATTGGTACTTCAGTTATCTTATAAGCTTTCCTCTTTGTTAAAAATATAGGTACATTATATCACAAATGTACCTACTGTCAAGTTTATTGAACTAATCCAAACTTCATGTGCGTAGCTTCTTCAACAGCAGAAACCTGTACTTCGTATTTTGGAAGATCTTTGACTGGTAATGCTGTATTAGGCATCAACCAAGCGTGTATTTTGTTACTCTTCTTTTCGATAACTATTTTATATAGTCGTGTAGGAATACCCAAACCATTTCCTGTTATGGGATGTCCCTCATCGTAAATACCACCAGATATGATGTAATAATCAGTGCCAACAGTTGATGCCAATTGGCGTTCATACGTCTCTAGTTGTTTCCAAATCCCACGATTATTTCCTGACACCTGTGCTACCATATTACTAAGATTAAAACTCTCACTCATGATGCCAGCATTTAGGGTGTTATTTCCTGCTGGTGCCATATGACCACGATCGTGTGTTTTACCAACAGTGGCATAATCAGCTAATGTGGCAGAACATTCCGGTGCAATCAATGCGTCTTGGTGGAAATTGTCCTTACGCTTTGCAGGACCAGTCATCTCTGCAATGGTCAAGTGTTCGAACACAGCCACTGGTGCCTTAACAGAACATTTATGAATCACCGCATAATTCAGGTGACAAAGTTCTTGATCACCCGATTGTGCTTGATATGTTGGGGTACCATTAGCAGTGAATTGTGGGCAGTTATCATCAATTTGACCGGCATATACATGTGATGATAATAACAATGTACATACTAATAATAATTTACTCATCTAAATTCCTTTGCTCCTGGTATACGACTCAACTCACGATTAGTGTATCTTTTACCTGTGACAGTACGAGCATTGGCATCCTTAACTAATCCGGCCGCATGTTTCACTAATGCTTTGTGGTAGTTATGTGCAGCTGCTATGTGCGCGTGTGCAGCAAGTGCTTGCTTCATTTCTTTTCTTGCTTTATGTGCTGACCAGAAGGTGTGGTCTGGACTATCTAACTCAGCTTGTGCTGCCTTAACTCTTTCCGCTGCCGGAGCAAGTTTTTCTTTAGAAGATGCTGCCAGAGATTTAGTGCGGTCATGGTAATGTTGCATTTTTGTGGCAATGTTCTTTGCGTGTTGATGCTTAGAGAATATACCACCAATACTAGCACCGAGACTAACACCATACTTCTCTTGTACAAGAACAAATTCTAATAATGTTTCATTAAAATCTTCTTCTGTAGCCGACTCTATTAATGTTGAGTATTGTTCATTAACTGCTGTATACAGGTCATCAATAAACTTCTGATCAAGCATAGATGCATCTTCATAGAATATGTCGATGGTGTCTATGATCAATTGTTCGTATAAATCGAAATCTAAATCGGTATTCATTAGATTGAACCGGCAACTCTACCAGCAACAGACGCTAGTTTGTGTGCACCAGAAGTGACTTTAGTTTTGATCTTATCTTTCAGTGCTGAAATGTGTGAATCAATTTTACTAGCAAGATCTTTAGTGTGTTGATGATGTGTATCAAGTGCAGTTTTAGTATTTCTTTGGTGTGCCTGTAAATGGCCAGTTAATTCTTGTGCTGCTTTATGTTTAGATATTAGAGTATCTAATTTTGATTGTTGGTAAGTGCCTTTCAATCCACTAGCTTTTACTTTAGTATTCTTAGCAGAGTATTCTTTACCTGTAAATTTTCTAGCCACAGAAGATTTCTTTCTACCAATGCTTTTTTGTTTATCACTGGCAGAAGAAGCAGCTTTACCAGCTTTAATGTTCTTGCGTTTTGCGATATAGTTTTTGTAACCATGTGCAGCACCAGCAACAAATGAACCGAGAGATTCATCTAGCATCATAGTAATCATTTCTTCGTATAATGCTTCGTTGGCATCAACACCGGTCAATGCTTGGTATGCTGATTCTTTTAGTGTTAGGTGCTTATAGTTCTCTACGAAATGTTCCATGAAGATTGACGTGATATACGCATCTTCATCGGTCATTTCATATTCTTCGTTCATGTCATAGTATTCATCAGCAACGGCCTCGACCAATGACATGAATAAATCTTCAGAGTGTAATTTTTGTTCTTCGGTTAAGTACATAGCGGTTCCTATTATTGTGTGGTATTAAGTATTTATAACCCCAAATCTTCACACGTAATGATGAATGATTTGACGAATTTTGATCTAACTATATCGGCGGTATCGAATTGTATTAATGTAAACTCGTTCATGGCATTAGCAACAGATAACATAGAATTAAACCCAGTAGAATCATTTCTAGTTTTTAGCAAATCTGTCTGAGAATAATCACCACAAAGGATTATTTTAGTATTTTTTCCTAATCGTGTCATAATGGTTTTAATTTCCGCCCAATTAGCATTCTGGATTTCATCAAATATTATTATACTATTATCGAATGTTGTGCCTCTAAGAAAGCTTGAGCTGACGAATTCTATGTGGTTTTGTTCGACCAATCGGGAATATGCATCCTTACGATTAAATAATTCTGCACACAATTTCATATAAGGGTCACTATATACTGCCAGTTTTTCATCGGCATCACCCGGAAGATATCCCAATTCCCTTGTTGGGACACATGTCCTTATGATAACAACTTTTTGAAAACTATTGCCTTTGTCTAAAACCTGTTCTAGTGCTCGATAAAGTGATATTGCGGTCTTACCTGTTCCGGCAGAACCGTACAACATAATAGCTTCATCTTCATTGGCGTATGCCTCGAAGAATAATTTCTGGTTCTTTGTTAATGGTTTAAATGTTTTTAAATCCTCTATTCGTAACTTGAGTCTATTTGATGGTGGTGCTGATCGGTCATTACTTGCTTGGTATTTTGATAAATCTTCAAAATGTGTGTCCACTAGTCGAGATGCCGGTTTACGAGCCATAATTTTCCTTGTTAGTTTGGGGGAATGTGCCAGAACATTTTCCAGCACTAATTATATATGAGTTTCCTATTTTGGTTAATATTTTCTCCATAGCTAGTTTTTGTGTGTTATAAATCAATAACTTAGCTACCATTCTCTAGGACATATCGTTTTGTGTCCGGACTTCATAGTATTTTCGCCTACCCTCTCCATCATAGGTCGCACAACGTATTTTTCAAATGACGAATCTGCCTTTTTAGTTCCTGGCACACTCATTCTCATAGCATCAGAAAGTACTGGCAAATGTGCAGCACCAAAATACATTTCTAGATCAGGGTTAGCTGCTTTGAATTCCTCTAGTTTAGTATAAGACATAGAGTATTCTTTCACTTCACCAGTAACTTTGTTCATAAAATCGTAGTCGCTCATTGTATATCCTCATAAAACACATCATTTAAAATATTTTCGATAATTGTCGGCATTCTTGGTGCTCTTTCTAAAGTTGGATTATCTATCAAAAATTGATCGTAATCTTTATTAGGTAGTCTAACCCATATGCTCTCGTTGGTCTCCTTGTTCATGTACTCATATCGAGGCACAATATATTCCTATTTAAATTTCCAATCGTTGCAATAATCAAATTTGTGTAACTGCTTTAATCTATCTTCACATGAGTCACCGATATCTGTACGATATGCAGGATCATTACCTAATTTTACCTGTTTCACTACTTTATAAGCAGCATCTTTTGCCTGTGTTATCGTGTCGCCAATGCCCATACACACACATATGTAAGTACCAGCAGTGCCCCACTCAGGGTAGTTTTCTACAACTTCATCATCAACCATCTTAATAGTAGATGATAGCTTGATTTCACACGGTGATACCATAGAAATGTCTTTCACATCATCAGTGATTACCGGATAATCTAGATAGTCTTCGATAGGTTTCTTTGCAAATGGGAAGTCTGAACACGCCATGACAACACCAAGAGCAGTCTCGCCGCCAATAATTTCAAATGTGTCCTTCCCATTGATTAGATCGACCATCCATTGAGCAGGATCACCAACGATTAATGATTGTTGAATATTGTGTATAGGGTAGCCTGGACGTTGTGTAAATTCCATTGGCCAAGGAGTACCATCGTTTTCATCTACTATAACACTAATATCAACGAAACCAACATATTTCAATTCGTGCAATAGCTTTTCTAGGGGTTTCAGCATTATATCAGCTAGTTTAGAATCTTTAGTGTATCTTAGCGCCGTCCCCATTTCTCCAGTGCTAACACCAAGATCCCCGTTCATCAGTTTCTTGTGCTCGAAGTTCTCACAGAACACGCTATTGAATCCATTAGGACCAAACATACCCATAACAGCAAGTTCAGTACCTTTCTTGAATTCTTGAAGAATGAACTTCGTGATACCTGCTTTCTTACCAACTTTCTTCATACGAGTAAGAAACCCGATCATGTCTGCTGGATCTTTAGCTAGATACGTTAAAGATTTATCTTCTACAGATCCACAAGGTTTGCAGCAGTATCTATTTGGATTTGCTTTGACGAAAGCTATTGCTTGGTCATAATTGGAAAATTCGGTTGATGGTATTACTTTGTTGCCACAATCTTTTATAGCGTTTTGACCATACATTCTATCTACTTCTAATCGTGCAGATCTTTTATCTGGTCCAAAAACTGGCAACCCTTTTTTGCGAAGTTCTAGAACTTCATCCATGAAATCTACATTATCTGCCACGAATATCAAATCGCAGTGTTGTGCATATGATTTAGCTTGTTGCCAGTTGTCGAACTTGTCAACAAGTCCTTGGCCAATGGGTTCGGCGATAGGTCCTACTGTGATTAATTTAACTGTGTGTCCAGCGGCGATGCAGTCTAGGCACCAGTGCACACTTAGTGCATATGGATCGATACTCAAGATATTCAATTTACTCTCCGATAAATGTCTAATATATCAGTATTTAGACATATTAGACACTCGTGTTGAACTGCTTAAATTTTAGGTGGTCTACCGCGACCTCGTGGTGATTCTGCCACAGCATCATCCAATACCGGATATTCTTCCAGAGTTGGACCTTTTAATGACTGCACTCTCTTTGCAATATCATCTGACGATATTGTTTGTACGATGAACTGCTTAAACTCGTGGTACCCATTAGTGACATTCATTGGCGCGACACTAGTATCTTTGGTGAAGAACAACGCACACCCACCAACACTCAGTGGTGCAACTTCAATGACAGCATCCAAATCAATAATACACAAACACCCTTTATCTTTACTAAAAACTTCTACCTTCACGCCCATTAATTACTCCTCATAGTTGAAAAAAACTCATACACCTTCATTGATATATCAGATACAAACATATGTATAACATCGAAATACATGTACGACAAGGCACCAAAAATCGTCACCACGCCCGATAAACACAAAAGTAATGCTATAGACTCACTTCTATACCATTCAATCTCAAGTTCTATCATATCTCTCTGTGCTAGAAAGACATAATTCTCACCATCATCTTTTAGTATATCCACATTTAGTGCTGACAGTCTTTTATTGGCATACCACCAATAGTATGGAGCAAATAATTTATTCACCAGTAATTCTCACTAAGTTCAAAAGGTTTCTTTGATTTTTGTTTATTGGGTTTGCGGACAGATCTAGGTTCATATCCAGCAAGTTTTTCTTTATTTCTACGAATACCACAGTCATCTTCTCGACTTCTTTTTGGTAATACATAATCATCTATATTCATTTCGTTCTCAAAAATCCCATACAATTTCTAACTTCTTTATGTGTTGATAGTCTTCCAGCGCATCATTGATATTGCTTTTGTTCGGTGGAATGAACACATAATCAATATCACCTTCTTTTGCTGCAAGCTTTTCGTTTAGGTATTCTATTGCCTCTAATGCTGTACTAAAGGTTTTCATGTCCTTGTTATTAGCTAGGACGGGTCTGCACACGTATTTTATCATGTATATTCTCTTTATCAAATACTAATTTGTTATAAATAGTTATAGGTCGCGATACTAGACATATCCACCTATTCTAATAACTTACTAGGAGTATCAGCATGAGTATATATGTACCAACATATCTTTATGTCAAACATCATTCAGTTACAGGTCTAAAATACTTCGGTATGACCACCAGAACAGATCCAATTAAATATCTAGGGTCTGGTAAATACTGGAGATCTCACACCAAGAAACATGGAGTAACGTTCGTTGAAACCTTGTGGTTAAAATTATTCGATACCCAAGAATTACTAACAGATTTCGCATTATTATTTTCAGAACATTGGGACATAGCAAATTCCAATGACTGGGCTAATCTTATACCAGAAAACGGTGTGGGTGGTGTGCGAGGGCTTGTACATTCGGACGAATCTAAATTAAAGATGTCACTATCTAAGCTCGGCATACCAACAAAACCACATTCAGCAGAAACCAAATTAAAAATGTCTATCTCACACAAAGGTAAAATTCATTCACCGGAACATGTGGAAAAGATTGCAGCAACCAAAAGAGGCATACCTCAACCAATTGAACGAAATTTACTACAATCTATCGCCACGAAAGGAATACCAAAACCAATATTGATGTGTCCGCATTGTAATAAAGTTGGTGGTATTCCGGGTATATATAGATGGCACTTTAATAACTGTAAGTTAAGGGTATGATTCGCGCCCCCACTCTACATATTCTCTCGTTTTTGGATTAAAATAATTTCCGTTTGTAGGATCATAATAATGGACAGTGCCGAATATTCTAATCGGCCCAATAAACCCTTCTCTCTTAGTATAACCATCTAAATCCCCACATGTATCTTTTGCTATCGGTTTGAACTGAAGTTTCATGTGTTCCTTATTTGATAGTTGTCAACAAAACTACATCACAATTAATCCTCCCATTCAAAGGAGACGCGACAGATGTGATGTTAGCCATAATCTTTTTAAGAATCGTTTTCTTACCCTTCACAACATCAGGTATAACTTCCAGTGGCTTCCTTACTATTTTATTTATGGATAATGTTTCGTCATAATTCTCAATGGTAGTACCTTTGACACTCAAACCAGCCCCATCCTTAGCAACATATACACCTAGCTTTCTGGTTTTAGTATTGAACACCCATAGTGACTGACACCCAATAATACTCTCTGGTTTGACCGACACAATCTTATATTCAGGATCATCTTTCTTGAATACAAGTTTCAGTATCTTCTTGGATAACGGAACCACTTTCTTCTTGCGTGGTATTTTAGCGACCTTTGCATTAGAAGTAAACTTATTACAATCTGCCAACACTAATTGCAGAAACTGATTAAGCTTCTTTATTTCGGTCTTGTTGTAGTTCGAGTACCCCTCAACGAGCTGTTCATCTTTACCAGCAACAACTTCTTTAACCTCAATACTTAATGGTTTAAAATGGTCGATGATTTGTTTTGTATGAACAGCCTTACACACTTGCGCTGATAGAAACTCATACACTTTTAATGTGTAATCACGTATATCAATAGCATCCTCGATGGTGTTGATGATCTCTGTACAATGGTTGTATATCTTATCCTGGAGAGATACCTTTGGTTTAGTGGGTATCGTGTCGGGTTTATCCACTACTGGAGCAATATAATTGAACAGCTCATTGATCCTAACATCGATCCAAGAGATTTGTTCAAGTGTTGGTTGGTATCCACGAGAGATCATTCTAACAACATACCCAACATTTTTGACTTCCCATTCTGAAACTGATGATATTTTACTAATCATCTTTGGGTCGTATTTGTTGAGTTTCATGTGTGTCACAAGATACACACGAGAATCTTTGTAGTCCTTCGTGCGAGAATACCAACTTAGACACTCAGTGAAATTGTATGTGTTATCGAATGACGGCTCTTTACCATATACAAGATCATCAATGTTTACACGTTTCTTTTCAGCCATGTCAATATACAATTTCCATAGAAGTTACTGAATCAACTCTAAATGATCTGTAACCATCGTTCTCTACATCGAATACCACGACCACATTATCATTAATCGCTTTTCTTTCTTGTGTTTCAGAAATTAGCTCGATATCGACACCAGATGGATCAACTTCTTTTTGTGGTAGGTATTGGTCTAATAATGTACCTTTCAATACGCGAACATCGCCGTTAACTTTCGTGAATGTAATATTAGCAACGTTATTATGTAGTATATCAATAATCTCATCTCTGTTCATAGTTTTCTCTTTCTTACCCCAAATTAAGTCCCAATTGGCGTTGAATTTGTCTGTATCCACCGCCCTAGCATTACTACCTTTACCACCAGCCCACGCTGCCATAATTTCTCCTATGCTACTGAATTAGTTAATGGTGATTTGATATTAACCACCACATCGTTTTCATACAATTCATCGACAATCAACAATTTTGATTTAGTAATACAATGATTGCAAATGACCGCCCCAGTTTCTGCTATAATCAATATCGTGCCTTGCTTCTTTACAGCTGCACAGAAGCTGCATTTTACCTCAGAATCCATGATCAAAATTTACCTCTGCATATGTATCAACTTCCACAACGGGTTCAACTGTCATCTTAGCATACAAGTCAAGGAAACCTGCTTTGGTTTCATCATCAAAACGATTAGTACATAGAGTGATAGCTTTCATCTTATCATTAAAGATGTTGTATGACTTAGCAATATGTACAAGTCTACGAGTACTTATAATCTCGTCAATAGCACCTTCCATATATGTCTTTCTGATAACATCTGCCCACTGAACCAATTCATCGATGAATGATTTGTCGGTAATCAATGGTGATAGAATCTTCTTCTCTGTCTTAGTATCAGGAAATTCTTGTTCAATAGTAATAACGAAACGTTCCAAGAATGCTGAGTCAAGTATCTGTGATAGATAGTTTCCATCTTCAGATCCCTTACCCTTTGTGTTAGCGGTAGCGATAATGTTGAATCCAGCTTTAGGATGAATCATTTCACCAGTCTTCTTGTTATAGTACGAAGCACCTTCAAGGATACCCTGCAAACACATCAACTTAGCACCATTACCACGATCAACCTCATCGCAATTATGTGTTACTACACCATTATATGATACAAATGTGTGGTTTTTTCTGACAGTTAATGTTCTGACTGTACCAAGACCCATCTTTGTAATTTTTTTTATTTGTTTCATGTTATTCTCAATTGGATTAATGAGGTTTCATTATACATCATTTTATAAAATTATCAACTTTTATGTGCAATTTCTTATATATGCTAAATAGGTATAGGTCACGATACCGCAAATATCTACCTATTC